AGACACATCGTATGCGTCTATTTACATCTACACTGCTTACTCTAACGAATTAAGTACGCTGCAAAATTCTCGGACAAACGAACTTAACTTTATGCAGCAGCAAGTAGCTGATATAAGAAAAAGGTACCAGGATGCTATTACAGCATTAAGAGTTAAGTATTTAACAAACCCACCCACAGTACCACCAAAGTTATAACCTATTAAAATTTCTATATTATGGATTATGTAATTTCTGGATTTCTAATTGTTTTTTGTTTAAGTATTGTATATTTATTTGTTAAGAGAGGTAGTAAATTAAAATAATATGAACTATGTAATAGAGCATGGTGGTCACTATTCGTTTCCACGTAACTTTCCGTTAACTAGATTTAATAGAATGACATTTGAGGTTTTATTAAGTGATAGTTGGCGTTATAGGTTACTAGATAATACACAAACTGATGGATTAAGTCCTGACCAATTTGATTGGAATAAATTAGTAGGTGTTACAGTAACTCCATTAAATCCAATGGGAGATACTTGTATGGTTGCTATTAGGTATGAACCTAAAACTGATGAAATTAAAATATGTCCTTATTGGCATAGAAACAGTTTTGGCATTGTAAGAGAAATGGATGAAAATTTAGCTGTAACAATAAAACCAAATCAGAAGTTTTTATGTGACTTTTGGTATGATGGTAAAGAGTTACATTATGTAACAAGAGATAAAGAAACAGGTAATGTAATGCAAAATGAATCTAAACCTTTTAAAAAAGGTTATAGTTGGTTTAATTTATGTCATATAATACAGGTTTATTTTGGCGGTAATCAAGTAGCACCTCAAAATATTTATACTGATGTTACTAGAGTTTTGTAAAGTAATAAAATTAATAAATAATTAAAAATTAAATTATGTACACTTTTTCAGAATGGCAAATAGAGATTTATACTTTAATTCACGATTCGATTAAATGGATAGAATCTTTATTTGAGCAACACGATGTTACAATAACAGGACATACAACTGAACTTGTAGATTTAACTAGTAAATTGCAAAGTCAAGACAGAGTAATTCAAGAACAAACTAATGAATTAAAAACATTAACAGATACATTAACAGATTTACAAAAACAAGTAACTCTTTTAAATAATAGCTTAGGTATTAAAACAGTGTTTACACAACCTAATGTATTTAACTTAGATAATAATTTATTAGATGTAGCAGTAACTTTAGATTCACCTATGTTAGTTCAAAAGTTAATTAATGCAAATTTAATAGTAAATAAAAGTGATATTTACTATATTAAAAATACTACATTAAATACATACAATATATCTGATACAACTGGCGCACCTTTATTATATACACCTAATTCTATTATTAGTATAACATTAGAAGTAGGAACAGATAATATAACTAAGGTTACAAACTTACATTTAATTGCAGAAATTAAACCAGGTTTATCATCTATTTTTGTAAAAGTACCAACATTTAAAAGTTTACTAAATTAATAAATAATGAAATTACTAATAGTTTTATGTGTACTATTAATTAGTACAATAGGTGTATATGCACAAGATACATATACAATACCAACAACAACGGTAGATTTTACTAACGCAGCGTTGGCTTTTAATTCGTTGTTACCGTTGCTTTTTGGGCTTATTACGTACATTGTGGGGCAACTTTCCAAAACATCGAATGTAGTTAGTAAGATACCAAAAACGGCTTGGAAAGTGGCTACTGTGTCTTTAGTGGTGTTAATTTGTATTGGTTATTTTGGTTTTCATGTATCGGTTGTTTACTCTTTAGTGCAAGCCATTATTGGCGTTTTTGTGGGTGGTGGTATGTTTTCAATGATTCATGCGCCTTTGTCTCAATCGTTTGTTAAAGTGCCTGTAATTGAGCCGAACGCACCTATTGTATTAGTTGAGCCTTATGTTCAAACAGAACTTGCACCAGCTATTAGTACAGTTATAATAGAAAATAAACTACCAGAAATTAAATAAATAATAGTATGACTACATTAAATGAAATTAGCTATTTGATAGCAGGTAGATTAAACAAAACTACTGACTATGTTATTATAAATGAAATAGCACAATTAGTAATAGGTTGGAGAGCTACTTTAATACGTCAAGATGTACAGAAAAATATGATTAATGCACAATATGCACAATCAATTGTTTTGCCATTAGTAAATGTAGATAGCATTGATAATAGTCTAATTTCATCTTATGTAGCCATTAAAAAGACAGTAAATAAAATACCTACATCAATAAGATTAGATATAGATTCTCCTTATTTATTTGTAGGTGAGCCTACCTTTAATAAAGGGTTTGGATTTATACAGCAGATGCAAGTAGGTTTTATTAAGAATAGAAAGTTTAGTAGAAACAACATATATTATACAATACGTAATCAATATTTATATTTGTATTATAGTTGTGAGTTAAACTTAGAATATGTAGGAATACAAAGTATATTTGAGAATCCTAGAGAATTAGCTGAACTAGATGTAAATGCTTGTTGTATTGATTATATGGAACAGGCATTTTATTTACCTTTAGATATGCAGAATACAATAGTAACAGAAATCGTTAAAATACTAGATAATACAATCAATTCTAAAAACGAAGTAAAAATTGACGGATAACAAACAAAATTATGGCTATAAAAATATTTCCACAATATCAAAGTTATATACATGAGTGTAATAAAAGAACTAAAGGAGATATTCCTAAGATTAAAGAACTAAGAAAAAGAAAAGCTGATTTATTAGATTGTATAAAAGAATGGAAAGAACATATAGACGACTTTGGCTCATTTTCATTTGAAGAGTTAATGTACTACATAGAATCAGATTTAAAGAATTTTACTTTTACAGGATATAGCAATGACAGTATAGTAGTAATTATTAAAGAAATATCAAAGGTAAATACAGAGATAAAGACACTACAAAAAACAAACCAACCTTATAATACAAATGGTTTAACTTTTCCCATGTACAGGGAGATAATTAAGATATACAATTTAACATTACTAGATAATATGATATTTGATGCTTATACCTGGCATCTAGGATTTAACTTAGGTAAGTTTAGAATAGTAGCTAAAGATAATATACCAAGAGTAAATAGTATTGGTGAATATGAATTTCCAATTGATTGGGGTACATCTACAAAAAACAAGAAATTATTAGAATCAGAAGGTGCTAGTTTATATGGTATATATAATCAAGATGGAGTAAGATGGAAAGCGTTTTATACACAAGAAAGTAAATTTAGTATTAGATGGGAATGTAGACAAGCTAAACTATTTATAAAAAATGCAACTGTATATCGGTTTGTCCCTGTAAGAGGAATGTATGAACCTTATAGAAAAATATACAAAGCAAATAACGAAGATACTTTATTAATAAATAAATACGAATACTTACGATATGGTAATAAATATAATAAGCTCAAAGACAATAGTTGAAGCTGCAATTAGAGATTTTAATATAAGTTATCAAGGTTGGATAAATGATGCAATAGAATGGATAGGTTACGGTATAATAGAAATAGGAGCTAATCCTGTATTTAATAATGAGGTTAAACACATACAAATACAAAACTATAAATATCACATGTTTTGTGATGCTGAATTGTTGATTGATATATTTGATATACATGATTGCAAGATTAACTACATATCAGACGGCTCAAAGAAAAGCCAATTATTTGAACAAGACAATGGTGGTATTTATCCTCCAAGTGTAGGTACTGTAACAGTAGTTAAACCTATACATTCATTAATAGATTGGTGGAAAATTGACGGAGAATGGCTAAAGTTTAGTTTTACTGATAGAAAAATAAAGTTAGTATACAAAAACATACAACAAGATGATGAGGGGTTTCCATGTATTCCAGATGATGTATATGTAATAGAAGCATTAAAATGGAAAATAATAAATCAACTATTAATGAGAGGTAATAAACATCCTGTTATTGATATAAAGTTTTCAATGCAAATGTGGATGGATAAAAAGCAACAAGCTAAAAACCATTTAAATATGCCTACACCATATCAGATGAAAAACTTAATGCGTAATTCAATAACTATGATTCCTAAGATAAATAGAATATGAAATTTCAAGGTATAAAGAAAGATGTACATAATAACGTAGCTAATGAATCGTCTCCTTTTGCATTAAACATTAGAGTAGATGATTTAGGAAACGTATTAGAAGATATGGGTTTCGATATATTATTAAACAATAATATATTCTCAATTGGTAGGTTAAGTACTAACAGAGGATTTATAATATTTGGAACACAAAACGGTGTAGGTGGAATATGGTTATTAACTACTACATTAACACCTATTATTATAAGCAATTCTTTAAATTTTAGTATTAATCATCCAATAGAGGCTGAGTATTCTATAAATAAAAACAATCAATTTATTGTAGTATGGACTGACAACTACAATCCTATTAGATATTACAATATAGATTGTAATAACATTAAATTAGATATAAACTATGATTTTATTACTGCAAGTAATGTAGATTTGTTATTAATGTTTCCTAATACTAGTATTCCTAATTTTACGTTATTACCGTTTGATTATGGTAATGTTAACAGTGGGGCATATCAAATAGCAATAGCTTATATTGGAGATTCAAATGATACAACAAATTACATTGCAGTAAGTAACTGGATTACAGTAACAAGTAAAGAAAAAATAGACGACTATACTCAATATGATGGTGGTATAGGAGGTATTAAAACTAAGAAAGCAATTAGCTTAACTATTACTAATTTGGATGTAAACTATTCACAGTTTAAAGTAGCAATTATACAAAAACAAAATTTAATAATAACTGCTTATACAATTGGTAGTTATAGATATACAGGAACAACAAGAGACTTAGTTATTACAGGCAATGAAACACAAATTAGTACACCATTAGAAACAATTACTGTACCTAATGATACTTATTTAACGGCTAAAACACTTATACATTTAAACAATAAATTACACGTTGGTAATTTAACAAAAACACCAGATTTAAATTATCAAAGATATGCAAACAATATAAAGATAAAATGGGTGAATACTGATAATATTCAACTTACACAGATAAATGGTTCTTATAAAGATGAAGTTTATATTTTTAATAAACGAGGTTTTAAATCAAACGATGTATATGCTTTTTATTTTGTAATAAGATTAAAAGATGGAACGTATAACAAAGCATATCATATACCTAATACGTTAGCTACTAACAATTTTATTGTAGATGGCAACACAGTTAGTGGAGACTTAGTAGTTAGTTTTTTAAATAATGGAACATCTGCTAATTTATTAAAAGCAATATGTCCAACATTTAAAGTAAAAAATGTAGTTAATAATGCAGACGTAAGTGGAACAGCTGGATTATGGGAAAACAGTGATGAAATATATCCTACTACTGATTGTTCTGATATTTATAATGCAACAGGATTAATAGGAACATTACGTGGATTACCAGTAAAACATCATAGGTTTCCTAGTATTTCACAATTAGAAAATTGGGGATTACCATATGTAGTTTCTAATCCTACTAATACAATGACATTGGTATTAGCTTTAGTAGGCGATGCTAGTAATAATCCATTAACAATAACTTCGTCAATAGATACATTAAATAACGGAACATCTCAACCACAAGGTTTTACATATAGGTTTACAGCTAATGGAGTTTATGAATTAGAATTAGGATTAACAGTAACTACTAGACATCATATTCAAATAAAAATTATACAGTATCCAAGTATAACTACATTGTTTTTAAAAGATGATGATGGTGATACAGTTAGTACAACTACGTTTACATATAGAACAGTATTACAAGTTACAGCTAAAATTGGAGACTTTATTACTGTTCAAGTAACAGGTAGTGGTTCTGTAAGTTCTGGTTTTACTATTACACCACAACTAGCTAATAGTGCAATATTACAACTTACAGATTTAGGATTTGAAAATATAAATGCTGTTAGTAAAATATTAGGTATTAGTATATCAGATGTTTACATTCCTACTAACATATTAAAGTATGTAGATAGTTGGGAAATATGGTATGCTGAAAAAACAATAGATAACAGCTTAGTTCTTAATCAAGCAATGTTAGTACCTAGAGGTATACCAACTCCTTCAACTAATACAAATTATGATTGTTATAATTTTGATAGTTTAATAAATAAGCCACAATATCCTGTATACTATGAAAACCATATAAAATATAATGTAGATGTTAATACTAATTTATTAAGTAATAACCATTATACTATTGATAACAGATTAGGTATAATAACTAGTAACACATATATACCTGCTGATGCACCATTTGGTGTTGCTGAATCTTTATTAATTACATTATCACAATTTACAGATAATAGTTTAATAAATAATCCTATGTTTTATTTAGGAGATTTAATGCTACTTAAACGTAATTTATACAATAGTGTGTTTACACAAACTTTAATAAGTACAGGTCAAACATTTAAAACAAGTGTTACTAGTGTAACTAGTTTATATGGTGGTGATATATTTAGAAATACATTTGGTTGGAGAATTAATATAGGTAATACGTTACAGTTTAGAAAATATCCAGGAGGTTTTTATCATACAATAGATGCAGTACATATTGACCAGATTTATACTTCATTAATATATGCAAGTGAATCAGTAGCTAATATAGGTATGAGACACGTTGATAATTTATTATTAACTAAATATGTACCACATGATATTGCATTTGAAGGAACAGGATTACAAGGTAAAGCATATAACAAAGATTACAATAGTATTAATAATACTATTACTTTAGTAATAGCTTGGTGTTTAAATAACTGTAATACAGATGTTACTGAATTTCCAGATAGAATAATTAGAAGTTCATCACAAGGAGTTGAAACTTCAAGTTTTAATTGGAGATTATTTAAGGTAAATGATTATTATGAATTACCTAAACAAAAAGGTGCAATAACAAAGTTAAATGTAGTAAAACAAAGTTTAACTATACATACTAAATATAGTTATTTTATTGCTTATTCTAAAGATAAAATAGTAACTTCATTAAATGAGGTATTTTTAGGACAGAGTGATATATTTGAAAGAGACCCAGATGAGCCAATTACATTACCAGAAGGTTTTGCAGGTTGTAATTCTCAGTGGGGTGCTATAATAACACCGATAGGTGAAATATTTATTGACATTAATACAAAGCATATCTTCGCTTTTACAGGGAGAATTGAGGACATAGGTAAAGATATTCAATATTGGTTAAACCTTATGGAATTTTCTAGTACAGATAATCCTTTTGTAAATCAAGGTGTTTGTATGGGTTATGATAAGAATTTTGATAGAATATTTGTAACAAATAAAAATGCTGCTTTTTCTTTTACTTTAAGTTTTGATATAAATAGTAAAACTTGGATAAGTTATCACACATTTAAACCTAATATGTATATGTGGGATAATGTTAGTTTACTATCTGTATCAAGTGGTGCAAATAGTATATTTGCTAAACACAATAAATTAGGTAGTAATGTGTATTATATGGGTGTAAAGGAAGATGCTTATATTGATGTATTATTTAGAAGTGCTGATATAGTAGAATTGCATGGTATTGAGTATGAGACATTTGTTTTAGATGTATCAACTGAAAGTCGAAAATTTGATGTACCTTGTAAGGCGTTTATGGTTTATTCAGCGAATCAGTGTAGTGGGTTGACATATAATGCGTCTTTACAAAATAATCGTTTGTTGGGCTTTAATACACGCCAGGAAGGCTTTCGTTGGAGTTTTTCTCAAGTTAGGGACAAATTACTGAATAAATTAGAAACTCCGATTGATTTATTTGGAAACCTAAAGGTTGGTACAGATACGACTACATATAGTAATACATGGTTTAAGCAAGCCTTATTTATAAACAGTTATGTAATAATAAGATTAGTATTTGAGAACAATGCAAATCATCTTACATACTTAATAGATTTAAAACCTAAATTTTTAAAAGCAAAAAGATAATACATCATGGCTTTAAAAAAAGTAAAATATGCAGATGGCGGTTTGTTAGGTGGTAAAGTAAAAATTCAAAATGTTGATGGTTCAATTAAAGAAGTAGATACAGAAAGCGATGAATACAAACAATTGTATAATAGTGGTAAATTAGTATCACAAGGTGATAATAATACTGTTACAGCTCCAGATTTAAAAGAAGTTGATATAACAGCACAAGCTCCTGAATTTTTAAAACTTAAAAGAGCAGAGCAAGATAAGATGCCTGTTGATAAGTATATAGATGAAAACTTACCTAAGTTTGCTAGACAAATGGGTGTAAATAAAGATAATTTACAAGGTGAAGATTTACAAGGTTATAACAATTTAATAGATAAAAATACAGCATCAAGTATATTATTAAATCATCCACAAGGTAATAAATCAAGGGTAGAATATTTAAATAGTTTAAGTCCACAAAGCCAAGAATTAGTACAGAATAATAATCCACAATTTAATCCTACATCAATAGACCAAACTAAGAGAGGTTTACAATCTTTAACAGAAGGTAACCCTGCTGAATATTTAAATAATATATCAAACAATAAAGATTTTACTATAAAGGAAAAACAAGAGATGCTTGCTCGTAATCCTTTATTAGCTAAAGTTGCTGATATATTTAAAGTAGGTTCAGCTTTGGATATACCAGGAAAAGCAATACAAGGATTGTTACCAGGAAATCAAACTGTATTAGATGGTTTAAAAGGAAAAGACAATAGTTTGCCAAGTGCTTTAACTACACTTATTGACCCTTTAAATTACACAGGTTTAGGAGAGTTTGGTAAATTAGGTAAAATAGCAGAGACAGAAAAAGGTATAAATGCTGTTAAATCAGAACTTAGTTTATTTGATAAATTACAAGAGTTTACTAACACAGCTAAAGAAAGTAAATTAGTAGATAGTAAAAGAAATAACGAATCTAAATTATTTGATTTTAATTTAAATGAAGCAAAAGATAGAGCAGTTAGGTATAGCCAAGAAATGAAAGATAATGGTCGTTCTGAATTTAGTGATGGAAAAAGAACAAATCATATTCCAGGATATGATGATGCAAAAGACAGGTATCGTCGTTATTCAAATAACGAAATAAATAGACCAAGATTAAGTTCAGAAGATTATCATACATTGTTTACAAATACAGATATTCCTTTTACAGACCCTAGAGCACAAAGATATAGAAATGAATTATTTAGAACAGAGTTTATTGATAATACTCCAAGAAGTACTAATTTATTTAGTCGCAGTATAGCTGATGATAGCACAATGGATAGGTATAGAAATTATAAAAATGGCAAAGGTTATACAGATAGTCCGCCACCTGTTCAAAATACAAATAATAACACAACGTCTACACCATATAATTCAACTAGTTACGATGATGCATATGTAAATAGGTTTAAATCAGCAGTAAAGATTAGTACAGATTTAAAACCAGAAGATAATAAAATAGTAGATGATTTAATAAAAAGAAAAAGTGTAAATGGAGTTAGTTTTGCTGATACAGATTCTCCTGTAAAAACAGTAACTAATTTTGAACATTTGAGTAATAATGAAATAGAAGATAAAATAAAATCTTTAGTTTCATTTAGAGAAGAACATGGGTCAAAAATGCCTTCTAAATTAAAAGATAATTTAAACTCAAGTTTAATTGATTTACATGGTACTAATTTTATAAGAAATGGGTTTAAACAAGAGTTGATAGATAAAGGGTTAAATCCAACATCTGAATTATCAATGTTTACTGTTGATGGTTCAACACATTTAATAAATAAAAATAATGAAATAGTTGGCACTATTAGTAGACATAATAATAGTGTAGGAGCATCTGGTGTTAACAATAAATTTCAAATTAAATCAGGAAAAGATACACAAGGTAATGTAATAAAAAATCAAGATGCTATTAATAATCAATACGGTGAAGCGCTTTATAGAGGTGTATCTAATGGAATGAAAGAAACACTTGGAGAGCATTTACAAACTGGAAGAAATTTTGCAACAACATATATAAATGGTGTTTCAGAAAAGAGGGCAGAAAAGTTTTGGGGAAGACAAATTGAAGCAGGAAATGCAATAAAAGATTGGAAAGGTAATTACAAATTTATAAAAGCTATACCTCCAATAACACTAGCAGAAATGTCTAGAGAAGGTATTACTAATAAAGATGATGAAAGTGAAAAGAAGTACGGATTAGGCGGTAATTTAGATAACGATAATACAAATAATAATAGTATGGCAAATAGAATGGATATGCGAAAAATGATGTTTCGCAAGATTTATGCAGATGGAGGTTCACTAGTTGGACTAGGTTCATCAATACTAGATAATGTAGGACAAAATGCTGATGGCACTACTAATTCTGGTACTTCTTTTCTTAGTGGTGCATTAAAGTATGGAAGTATGGGTGCGACACTTGGACCAATAGGTGCAATAGGAGGTGGATTAGTAGGAGGTTTAGTAGATTTATTTAGTTCACAAAATAAAAACAATGCTATTGATAGACAAAAAAGTGACAACGAAATGAAATATAAAACAGCAGAGCAAAATAGAACAAACAGTCAAATTAGATTAGCAAATACTAATGTAGGTAATACTGGTACATACTATGGTATGGGGGGTAGTATGAGATTTGGTCAAGGTGGTAATGTTGAAGCTATGTCTGGAGGAGAGATGCAACCAATTGCACCTAATGTACAAGAGGCTGTTGGATTAAAACATAGTCAAGGTGGTATAGATGTACAAACACCAAATGGTAAACAAGCTCAAGTTGAAGGTGGTGAAGTTATAAAAGATAATGATGAAGTATTTAGTGACCAGTTAAAGACAGAAAATGGTATGACTTATGCTCAAGTAGCTAAGGAAGTTGCTGATAGTTCAGAATATAAAATATTAAAAGGTAAAATTGATGTTGCTAAAAGAGTTATGAATAATCCAAATTCTAATGAATTTGCTAAGAATGCAGCTAAAAGAGAAATTGAAAAAAACCCAGACCCACTAGATGCTTTGTTTCAACAACAAGAACAAGCAAAGCAACAACAGACAGTACAGACAGCAGGTAATGTAAATAATACACCACAACAGAATCCACAACAAATGCAAGACCCTCAGCAGCAACAAATGTCTCAACAACAACAGCCTACAATGGCAGCAGGGGGAACAATTAGTAAGCCTGATTTAGATGATGTAGAGACTGAAAGTGATGCTCATAGAATGGCGCGGACTTATGGAGATTTTGATATGCCTGATAATACTATGCAGACACCAAATGCTTCTCCCTTTAATATAAAAGACGCGTTACAAGGTATTGGACAAAACTTAGGTAAATATGATTATAATAAAATAGTACCTTATCTTGACAATTTTGTTAATGCAAAAACAACAGCAAATACACCTCAATTACCTACTCCTACTTATATTAATCCAGCACAATATAATACTCAATATGATGTAAGTGCTCCATTAAATGTAATTAAAACACAAAGTGCTGCTGCAATACAAGGTATTAATAATAGTAGTTCTAATAGTAATACATCTCGTATTAATGCTGCAAATATCTTTACTAAAGGAATTGATGAATCTAATAATTTATATGGTTCAAAGATATATGCAGAGAATGAAATGAAAAATAGACAAGTAGGAGAAAACCAACGTGTAATGGAACATAACGCACAAATGCTAGACCAACATAATAATAATAATTATGAGCGTAGTATTGGTATTCAAAATCAAGTAAATAAAAATGCAGCAAATGCAGTAGGTGATTTTGAAAAACAAAATTTAGAACATTTAACAAAAGTAAAAGACCAACAGGCTTTGTTTTTAGAAACACAAAAATACAAAGATTCTGGTGTATTAGAAAGAGCAGATGTAGCACGTACTATGGACTTAATTCAACAAGGACATACAGTAAGTCAAGCTAAGACAATGATTCAACAAGAGAAAGAAGCTAAGCAAAAAGAGCAAGATAAAGTAGATGAAGAAGAGGCTCGTATAAATAGTACAAGAAGTAAAAATAGAAGATTTGATAGATTACAAGTTCCTACATCTGGATTATTAAATAGTATGAATAGTTCAATGTCTAATTTTAATAGGTAGATTATAAAGAAGTTTTTATGTAATGCTTAAATAAGTATTTAATAGCCTTAGTTAGCAATAACTAAGGTTTTTTTTGATTAATAAAAATATTAGAAATTATGAATAATTTAGTAGCAGAAGGTGCTTATGCTGATTATGTACCAAATTATGTAGGATTACCTTTACAACAAGTAGATGATTTAGGTAAGACATTAGAAAATAAATATTATACTAATCTTAACGACGAAGATACTTTAAGTAAACAAATAAATAATGTAGCAGTTGAGAATAGAAATAAGCCAATAGTTCAACAAGCGTTATCGTCGTTTAATGATTCAATGGCAGAGTATGTAAAAAATGGAAACTATGAAGATGCACATAGAGCAATTAAACTATCAGCTAATCAGTTTAATTCTAACCCTTTAATAAAAAGTGCTGTTAATAGTCAAGCTGCTGCTTCTAATTGGCAAAAAGAAATGGATGACTATGATAAAAATAAAGACGGTAATCCAGATTTTTCATCATATGCTAAAGCAATGACAACTCAAGCTAACCAAGAAATGCTTAGTATAGATTCTAAAACAGGTCAAGTAAAAAACAGTTTTGTAGGATATTTACCACCTAAAGATTTAGGAAAAGAAGCTATTGATGAAGCTGAAAAATTAGCTAAAAGTTTTAAACCAGATATAACAACAGGATTTGACATTCAATTACCAGACGGTAAAGGAGGATTTGTAAATAGAAAGATAGATTATAAATCTAGTAGTAATGGTGCGCCTTCATTATACTTTGTAACAGGTACAACTGAACAAGTAAAAGAAGAGGATGTACGTAGTGCATTACATATGCAAATAGCTAATAGTCCTAGATATGCAGCATATTTTGATTATGCAGCTAAAACACAAACTTGGAAACATTTGGCTCAAACAGGTAGAAGTCAGATTGATTCTAAAGATTTTCTAGGTGATAAAGCAACAGGAATTACAGGATTATTAGAAACTAAAAAAGAGGTTGATGATTTTACTACTAATATGATAGCATTAGGTGCAGACCCAGTTGCAGTTTTGAATGAACCAAAGATACTAAATATAATGTATCAAAACATATTAAAACAACATCAAATTGCTGATTTAATTGAGCCTACTGTACAAGCTGCTGCTTATGTAAAAAAAGATATAAAATACCATGAAGACATTATGGGTAAACTACGTCTTGAATCAAGTCTTAGATTTAGTTTAGCAGAATATACACATAGATTAAAAATGCAAGAGGATAAAGTAGCAAATGCACCTTTTATAACAAATGCGGTAGCTGGTCAAGTAAATCCTGCTTTTGCAAATAAAGATTTAGAAACAGTAAATAATAGCGTACTTGCAAAACAAGGAGATTTGAGACAAGCACAAATTGCATTAGATTATGCAAATAAAACTCAGCCAAATACTATGGCTGCTGTTGATGCATTAAACAATGTTAATAGGTTAAAAAATGAAGTAGCAGCTGAAACAGGTTGGATGACAAGTAAAGTAACAATTGCTGTACATGACCCTAATAATGCAAAATTAGTTGCTAATATGTATGATAAATATGTAGCAGAAAGACAAAGAGTTGGTGATAAAAATTTACATGATTGGGGTGTTGTAACTAAGCCTTTAAATAGTAAAGCAGAATTTTCACAATATTTAATTGACAACCCTACTTTATTAACAGCAGGTAATAGAAATTTAGTAAGTCAAATATCTAATAGTTTAGCAATAGCTTCTGGTATACATCCATTAAAAGCAACAGAACAAGGAACTTTAGGTAGTTTTATGGGAAATATACAATCATATCCTAATGGTAATCCTAATACATCTATAAATCAAAGTCAACAAAGTAAAGACTTTATATCTAGAAATAATGGAATAATTGAGGCTATTAATACTTATGAAAAACAACCTAACATACCAGGCGGAGGTAATTTACCAGGTTTTAATTATAATGTATATGCAGATAATGCAGGTAAAAATAGTTACTTAACTCCTATTAATAAGACATTAACTGATATGGCTAATCAAGTACCTGAATCTTATAGTTATGTAGATAAAGCAGGAGTAATACATGATTTTAAAGAATTGTATGATACACATATGGGTAATAAAGATAAAAAAAATGAACTTACAGTTTCATTTGCAGATGCTAACCTTAGTGCAGGAGGTGTACAAAGATGGGCTAATCATGCTGTAATTAAAGATAAACTTGGTGATATAGTAGCAAGTGTTCCTATATATAATAAAAAAGAAATGGATGGAGGTGTAGGAACAAGAATTAATATATTACAAGGTTTAACAAATAGGTTTCCTAAAGATTCACCTGAATATAATACGTTTAACTCTCAACTTGCAGAGGCAACATTAAATGATGTTATACCTATTGATATAGATAAATATACAGCAGGATATGCTAATTTTAATCAAAATACATCTGTACAACAAGTTTTAGATTCTAACCCTAAAATACAAAATGCAGGAGGTATAGAGTATAAAATTATTAGACGTATGATAGAAAGTAGAAATAATAAAAGTGGAGACGTTAGTATTCAACCAATGTATAGTGCTGTTATAGTTGACGCAAATGGTAAAAAGTTACGATTTATAAATAATCAAAATCCTGGAGTAAAACACGATGAAGTAATTATAGGAACTAATGAAGACCCTAATACTTTTAATTATAAAACAAAAAGAGAATTGCAAGTGTCATTACATACTTTATTAAATAAATAAAAAATGCCTGATAATAAATTAAATAGTATTGATACAGATACTACTAAAATTAATGACGTTAATTACAACCCATTTAAGGATAGTAATTTATTGGTTAATAATACAAAAAAATACAATGCTATTCAACCGTTGTATAGTGATTCAGAACATTTAAGTCCTATAAAGGTTTCTGATGTAGCTGCAATATCTAAAGATTCATTAATAAATCCTTATGTAGAAAACTTAGATAGTTATAGAGACCAAGTTTATAATGATAGAAATATATTTGATAAAGGTACTGATATATTAAAAAATATAGCAGGGTTTGGTGTTCAACTTGCTACTACAATAGGTTCACAAGCATTACAATATTTAGGTGGTATTGAAAATATGGCAAAAGCTGCAATTATACATAATGAAAATGATTTATGGAGTGATAACTTTTTAATTAAAGCAGGTGAATCAGTAGATGAATTTGGTAAACGTGTAGCACCTATTACAGTACATGACCCAGATAAATCATGGAATATGACTGATAGTGGTTGGTGGGCTAATGGTTTAGTTAGTGTTGGTAGTACAGTAGGTATGTTAATAGCTAGTGATGGTTTATTAAGTGTATTAGGAAAAGCAGGGGAAGGTATTGGAGCATTAGGTAAACTTGCATTAGGAGAAGAACGTGCTGCTGCGTTAGCTTCTAAACTTACAATTAAATCTGGTGCAGAATATGGTATGGGTGAAACAGCAGCTAACGCTTTTGATACAACAGGTAAGTATATTAAAATTGGTGCAAAACCTTTAGCAACTTCTATATTAATGAGAGGTGCTGAAAATGCTCAAGAATCTGGACAACAGTTTAATGATTTATACCCAAAGATTAAAGACAAAATAGGTAAATTAAATGATAAAGAATATCAAGATTTACTAGATACAGAAACAGGTAAAGAATTTAGAAGTGGAGGTGTAGGTACTAGTAAAGATGAATTTGCTAAATTTATGGCAAATAAAGCAGCATTTGTTGACTATAAAGCTAACTCTGTAAACTTAGTATTTGATGTATTAGAAGTATTTGCAGCTTATAAAATGGCAGGATTACTAGGTAGTCACTTAGCTTCTGAAAGTGAAGAAATGACACATGGTATTGCTAAAGCACAAGCTGAAAGTATGGGTAAAGAATACACAGCTGCAAGTAGAGCAAAGCAGTTAGGTAATTATACAAAATATTTAGCAGTAGAATCTGGTAGTGAGTATTTAGAGGAATTTCAAAATTATTATTCTACAAAATTAGGAGAAAAGAAAGCTGATAAAGAATTAAATAATAAAGGAAATATAACTGGTAGTGATATTACAAATCAATATGTAGAAAGTTTGGCTGATAGTAAAGCACATGAAGCAGGATTTTTTGGTTTATTAGGTGGTATGGTATTTAGTGGCGTAGCTCCAAAAATACTAAGTAGAGTTGATAAAATGTTTCACCCTAATTTAGTTACACCAGAAACACAACGTATTAATGAAATTAAAGATAGAGCAGTTACAATTAAAACAGCAAATGCAGATATTAATGCGTTAGTACAACAAAAGAAAGATGGCAAAATAACTGATGAAGATTTTACTACTAGTGTTGCTAATGTAAAAGACAACCTAGCAGTTAGTCTTAGCTTAAATGCAGCTAAACATGGTAACAGTGAGTTGTTAAAAGATATGTTAGAAAGTAGTAAAGGTGGTGATGAATTAAAAACATTAAGTAATGCTACTCAACAGAATTTAACAGATGAAGACCATGCAAATATAGCTAATGATTTTATACATAAAATAGAAACTACACAAAGAATATATGACAAATATGCTAGCAAATTAGCATCAGAAAATGCAGACCAATCTGTAAAAGATTATGCATTACAAAGATATGTAATTAGTGAGTTAAATAATAATGATTTAAGAGACAGAGTTAAATTATCAGAAACCAAGAGTTCCCTTTTACAGGGAGAAAACCAGGATTTACAAAGTATTGAAAATGGTAATAACGCTTTAAACAAAATAGGTATTAGAGCTACTATTCAACAATTAGAAAAAGTAAAGACTGATAATAAAGTAAATGCAGAGAAAAAAGAACTGATTAATAATGAGATTGCAAAACTAGAGGAGCAATCTAAGTTTTTAGATGATTACCATACTAACAATTCATCTAAATATTTAGATGAAACAATGGATGAAGTTATTAACAGAGTTGACGGTAGTGTTGTTAAAGCTAAAGTAGAAGCTACTTATTTAAAATCATTATCTAATATATCAGAGAAAGCGCACAGTAAATTAGTAGGTTTTAATTTAATCAAAATGATTAGAGCAGAACAAGCTAATATTAAAACAGTTGAAGAAACTAAAGGAATTGATAAATTACATTCTGATATTATAACAGCTGAAAATACAGGAAAAGTAAATCTTGAATATTTAAATAAAAAAAGAGATGAATTTGCTGATTATGATATTGATAAAAAAGAAGAAGCTAGACGTATAATTGATAGTGCTACTAATAGATATAATAATAGAAGTACAGATACAGTAAATACATCTGCTAAAACTGAAGAAAAAAAGGTAGAGAATGTTGAGGAAAATATAGATAGTAAAGACAGTGAGGTAGGTAATGGAGATTATGCTTTAGAGTCTTTAATTAATTCACATAATGCAACATATAAAAATGCAAAAAATACAGAAAGTAATGATGAAAAAGTAATTAGATTAACAAATCTAAAAAATGACATTGAAGATTTACAGGTTGATTTTAAAAACAATGAAAAAATAAATAAAAAGTTAAACGATATTAACGATGAAATTTATAAATTAGAAAACAATATTAGTAAAGAAGAGGAACAAGCTAAAATTACTAAAGACCAGGAAGAAGAATTAGTAAAAGAAAAAGTAGAAGATAAGTCTACAATTGCTGAAGAGTTAATGGAAGTTGTTAAACCAATAACAGTAGAACAAGAAAAAAAGAAACGTGACAGACCTAAAAAAGAAGTTGGTTTCCCTGTAAAAGGGGAATCTCAAGCTGAACAAAAAATAAATATTGATGCAATAGAAGAATTAGGAATTAAAAAAGAAGAAAATCCTGTACCTAAATCAATTATACGAGATGTAGTTAAATCAGATTTAAGTGCAAATGCTCAAACTATAATTAATAATTTACCTGATACTTCATTTTTTATTCCAACATTAGCATCAACAGCAGATAATATAGATGGCGGTGAATTAATTAAAAACAATGACGGTAGTTATTCTTTAACTAAAGAATTAGAACCTGCTTATAAAGAATTACGTAATATTAAAGAAGGAGATACAGTAACAATAAAAGAAGGTAAACCTAATCCTTATGAAACTAAATATAAAATTAGACCTATTCATATAATTAGTAATGGTGTAACTATTGGTAAATTAAATACAATAGCAGGTGTTAATAATGGAATTAATAAAACTTTAACATTAATTGAAACTGCTAATAAAACTAAATCTCCAGTATCATCATTAACTGATTTACTAAAAAAAGAACGACTAACTATACAATTCTTAGAAACAGTAATACCTCAAGTTTTAACTGGTAAAGAATTTACAACTGTTGTAACTACAAAAACTAGTGGAACTTTAATAGAAAATGAATGGTCTCCACTAAATGATAAATTAACACCGTATGAATTATTCCAAGTAAAAGATAGTTATACATTGGAATCAATAAAAGATGGTAAAGAGCATTATGCACCTGTTGGTAGTAATTCTATTTATTATAATGCAGACAGAGCATATACTGAAGGTCTTATGTATGCAATGGTAAAAGGATTAGATGGTAAGGATATACCTATTTATTTAAATACTGCAACAGTTAATTCTAATGATACAAATAAATTGAAAAATTCAATTATTGATTTAATTACATTAATGCAAAATGCAAATAGAAATGGTACAACAATTAGATTTGATAGTGCTGTAATTAAAAATCATTTAAAAGATATAAAAAGTATTATTAGAACTAATACTGTATTAGATTCTTCAGGTATATTTTATTCACCTACATTTAAAGTAACAGAGAACGGTATTGATTTTATTTATGATGATGGTACTAAACTTGCATCACTTAAAATAAAAGATAATATTTATTTAGAATTACAATCATTAAAAAATGTACAAAAACAGTATACTAATAAAGAAGAATTTGAAACAAAAGCAGAAGTAAAAAAAGAAAAATTATTAAGTGATATTGGAGATACTGGTTATAATAATATAATAGAAGAACTTACTAAAACATTAGGTACATTACAATATAATATACCTTATAGTTTAACTAAATCATTTGAAGATGATGCATTAACAAGTGCAGAAAAATCAAAAGTAATTACTGAATTAAAAGGTAGATTACTTACAAATGCAGGTGTTTTATTAGATAGTAAAGGTAATAAAATAAGTAATTTTATAAGTAAATTAGGTAGTGGTGAAAAAGCAAAGGGCAATTTTAGAATTGAATTATCTGGCAAAATTACCGATTCTGGGTCAAAATCAGACGTTGTGGCTTCTGAAAAATCAGAAGTGGAACTAATACCTACTATTGAAACTGAGACTGTAAACAGTGTTAAAACGGCTGATTTACCGACTTCTAACAGCGTTTTTGAGGAAAAAACACCTATTAATACATCTAATTTGGATTCGGTTGTTGTTGAGCGTTCTACTGATTATGAAGCCCCACAGTCTGGACTTGATGGAGATTTTATGCGCCAAAGTGGCATTTTAGAAACTCCTATTAAACAAGATGAAGTTGTAATAAAAAACAACATAAACCGTATATTAGGAAAAAACAATAATACACAAATAGTTGAAAACTTAGTACACAATGGTACTAAGCTATATGGTATGTATCATAATGATATGATAACAATAGCAAGGTTTAGTCCTAGAGGTGTAGAGTATCATGAGGCATTTCACCGTATAATGGATTTATCATTAACTAATGATGAAAAGTCAGCAGTATTAGCAGAAGCTAAATCACGTTATGGTAAAAGTGCAAATCTAGATGAATCTCTAGCTGAAGAGTTTAGAAGTTATGCTAATAATAAAGATACTGATTATCCTTTATTAAATGCAATACGTAATTTCTTTGATAAAATATTATATTACATAAATAATATACTAGGTAACACAAGTATTGATAACTTGTTTAGAGGTGTAAACAGTGGTGTTTTTAGAACTACAAATAATACTAGTTCTGGTATTACAAATTATATGACAGAGGAATCATTAGCTAATGATTTTACACCACAAGAAACAGAAGCATATACTAATTATATGTTTGGTAAAACAGCAGAATGGTATTCTAAATTTGCGATATATAATAATGCAGAATTAGCTAAGTTAGCTATAATAAATGATAAAACTGTACTACCAATTATAACATCAAATGAAGTTGTAATGGCTGGGTTAGTTAATTCTTTAAAAAGTTCTACTGATGTTGTAAAACAGTTGGCATTAACTAGAATAATAGAAGATGTAAAGAAAGGTAAAAATAGTGAATTATTAAATGCGTTAAAAGATAAAGTAAAACTTAAGTTAGATATTAAATTAAATATTAATGAAGACGTAAGTTATGTCAATGACGATACAGTAGATTTTAGTCCAGAGCAAAAGAAAAGTTGGGATGATAAATTAGATGCACGTAAATCTTTAAAACTAGAATTTAGTTCTGAATTACGGTGGTTAATAATTAGCACACAAAAACTAAGTAAATTTGATTATTCATTTGACGGTGAAAAAGTAGTATTTGATACTAGTAAAAAAGAACAATATGAAAATCCAGCAGGATTACCACAATACTTAGATTTTGATAGGGTATATCCACTACTTCAAGCAAGGATGGTTAATAGTGGTAATTTAAAAGAGATGATGTCTCGTTTATTTGAATTAAGAACTGTTGAACCTTCAATAGGATTGCTATGGTTAAAACTTAATCAAATGAATACCAATTATGATGTAAAGGGTAACAGAACTGATTACAAAGATTCGTTTTTAAATAAGTGGTATATTAACTTTAATAAAAGTTATGTAACAGCTGAACATGTTAGAGTAACAGCTGTACCTGATGGATTATTAATAAAACGTGATATTAGTAATAAAGAACATACACTGTCTAATAGTTGGTCTAATAACATTAAGTTGTTAATAAGTGAACATAATGCTAATAGGCAAAATGATGAATATACATCACAATACAACACAGCTTCTGAAATTGAAGCTACTGATGCAATACAGAAATTAGATAAACAAGTAAGAGAAAGAACATTAAATATAGATGAACTTGTAATTGAAACACAAAAACTTGCTAAATTAATAGGTTTTGATTTACCTGCTAAAATTACTAAATCTATATTAAATAGCTACGTATTAATAAAAGCTAAAACAGATAATAGAAATAGTGATATTATTAGTTATTTTAATGATAATATACTTAAACAACTTAAGTTTTTAAAAAGTACTGTGTTTGCAGATACTACAAACAAGTCTAATTTAAAATTTAGAGATAGTGGTAATTTAAATAAAATAGCTGATTCTTATTCATACTTTTTATATGATAGTAAAGAAGCATCTTATTTAGATACTAATGGTAATCTTGTTTATAGTTATAACAAACCAAGTTGGAGTTTAAGATTCTTTGATAAAATAAAAAGAGTGTTTGATGTATATAACATGGATGTTGATGGAGCTAAACAAGAAGTATTAGAAACATTAAAAGACTATTTACAAGATAGTTCATTTAGACATAGTAACTATTTTAATAAAAATGGGTTATTAACAGCTGATGGATTAACTAAAGATTTATCAGAATTAACTATTAATGATTTAAACCTTAACAATTTAGAGAATTTTAATATTCATAAAACAGATGGATTAAAAGATACTGTAAATGGAAAAGGTTATCAATATGATAAGCAAAGTGATGATGATTTTTATTTAAGTAGATTAGTTACATATTTAACAAGTAAGCCAGGTTTTGTATCAATGCCTGTTGAAATAAAAAGTGATAGTACAAACAACTGGATTATACAAGGTGTACATTTCCCTGTAATAGAGGAAGGTAAATACGTGTTACAAAATAGAAAGTTTAACGACACTACAAGTCTAGCTTTTAGAAGTATGTATAATACATATTTACAAGAAAAAGAAAGAATGATAAATGCACGTAACTATTTATTTGCTACATATAATCCTAATAAAAATAATGTATATAATGTATCAGATTTTAATGAAAATTCATTTGATGTAAAACCTAATATGACTGTTGGGGATATAGTACGTAGTTCTAGTAAACAAGGCGTGGTTTCTGATATAAGGGGAGAAAAAGCAATTATTAAATTAATTGACAATTCTATTAACAAAACAGATGACCATAAATTTGTAGCAGTAGAAAAAGATAATATTGTAGGACAACAATTATATTATCATTATGTAAAACTTGACAATAACAGTAAGCCTATACTATTTCAAAATTCAATAAAAAATGAAGGTGTATTTGTTACAGGTCGTGTGTTTGATTTTCATAACATGAAACATCTGCTTGGTAATGGAGAACATAATATGTTTGATAAAGAAGAAGAAAATGGGGAGCTAGTAAAAGGTGCTGTTGAATTTACTAAAGCTGTTAATGCACAAGGTCAAGACATACATAATTTATATATAGAAGATTTAGCTAAAAAACAACAAGTAGCATCTCAAGTAGTTGACTATGTAAATAGTTTTACTAATTGGTTAGTTACTGATACGTTTAATAGATATAAGAGTTTACAACCTATTATTAGTAAAATGAAAAATACTGATAATGTACGGTTATTACATAATTATAGTAATGATGATGAAAAGGTAGAATTTGAACAGTTTATAAGTGATATAGCTATAAATGGCTACTTACATTTAACTGAACAAAAAGGATTTTTTACAGGTAACGTATCAGAATATAAAAATGTAAAAGATACAAACAAACGTTCTAAGCAAACTGATTCACCAAGTCAAACTACTTTAGATAACGGTAAAAAGAATCATAGGTATATAATAGGTAAAGACATAGAACTTAAAAGTTCGGAAATAAGTACAATAGTATCAGGATTAAAAGAAAGTCTAGATATTACAAACCCGGAATTTAAAGATATGTTAATTAGTGAAAATATTACTAATAAAAACTTTACACCTAGTAATAAAAAAGAAGAATTGATACGTAGTACTATTGAGCCATATTTAAAAATTAATACAGCTGATGCTCAAGGTTATATTACATTAGACCAATCTAAATACTTAATAAAAAAAGCAGGTAGATGGAATGTAATGTATGATGCTATTTGGTCAAAGTTTGAAAATGCTGAAAAGCTAAACGAATCTGAGTTAAATGAATTAGCTCGTATAAATGGTTATTTACAAGTATTAAAACCTTTTAGTTATACTCGTAAATACGACCCAATTACAAATAGTGTACGGTCATTGCAAATTAAGACATCAGTTGTAACGTTGTTACCTTTACTTACAAAAGGAACACAGTTAGAAGATATTGCAAATAATATGAAAAGTGTTGGTGCAGATGCTTTATATTTTCAATCTGCAATAAAAGTAGGTATGTTTCCTACTTCAAATTTAACAGATGATTTGGGTAATTTATTACCTGATTTTGCAAAGAACGTAACAGTACATGAAACACCAGAAGCTGATTGGGGTATTCAATTAGATGTGCCATCGCATTTAAAAGATGAAGTAAATAAACATGGTTTACAAATTCAAAAGATTGCAATATCTAATTTAGATACTAAAGCTACTTACGAACTAAATGGTAATAAAGTAAACGGAACTGCTATAATAGATGAACTACATAAAATGCAGATTGCTAATATAGTAGAAAGTAAACAAAATTTGCTTAAAAGAATAGGTGCAAGAAGTACAAGAAAAGGTTATAAATTTGAAAATTTAAATAAACTACGTGATATAATAATAAAAGAAGCAATTGATAAAGGTATACCAGAAGATACGTTAAAAGGTTTTGAAATAAAAGATGGCAGATTTAAAGTACCATTATTTAATGGAGGATTAAGTGATAAATTAGAAGCTGTACTTACATCATTATTTACTAATAATGTAACAGTTCAAAAAATAAATGGTAATCACGTAACTTTAATTTCTGATGCTTTAATTACTAAGTTTAAAAATACTAAAATAAAAGAAGATACAAATTTACCAACTGGTATTGAAATACATGATTCTATAAAAGAACGGTATGAATCTCCTAATTTTAGATTGCGTACAATGCAATTAATAAATGGTAAAGTACAAAATGCAGAAGCATTTTTACCAGCTTGGACTAAGAAATTTTTTAACAATGGAGAACGTATTTCTATTAATGATATTCCACAAGAATTACGTGAGTTTTTAGGATATAGAATACCAACAGAAGCTAAATACAGTGGCGTATTATTTGATGTAGTAGGTTTTTTACCAGAAGAAATGGATAGTAGTATTATTTTGCCACATGAATTAGTTGCACAAACAGGTTGGGATTTTGACGTTGATAGTTTATATAATATGGGTAGAGCAGTTGAAAAAACAAAAGATGGTATTAATGCTATAAGATATGATGATTCTAAAACAGTAGAAAAAAATACAAAACAACAAAGAGATTCTCGTATCTTTGATATTTATAAAGCTATATGGAGTAATCCATATCATTATAGAGAAATAACAACAGGCGGTAGAATGGACGACCCTAAAGCATTAATAGCTAAGTATAACAAATTAGCTGCTAATCCAATTAAAGATTATATAAATGCTAATACAATAATTGGTCAAGACAAGTTTAGACAATTAGCTATTAAAGGTATAGGTTTAAAAGGAATAGCTGCTTCTATAAATGGTTATGCACCAATATTACAAATTGTAAAAGCACAATTTACAGATGGGTTTGTAGTTAAATATGATAAGTCTAAATTTGATATTAAACAATTAATAGAAAAATATGGAGAAGATAATGTATTATATAATGATAATGTAGTTTATATTAATCATAAAAATATTGCACACAATGTTGACGGTACGTACACTAATGTTGAAGGTAACAATACAACAGACCACTTAGCTCAAATGTTAGCTATGATTGTTGATATTATTAAAGAAGGCGTGCCGACAAATATTAATGAATATACTTATAATACATTTGCAGCTATGGTACTTAGTGGTATTCCAATAGAATATGCTGGTATGTTTATTGCACAACCTGTAATTAAAAAGCTAGCTAATATGTCTATGAAAAGTACTGGAATTACAGCTGATAAACAAAAAATAATAAGTACAGTAAAAAAGCAGTTTCAAATAGAGTTGTTAAAACAATTGCATAAGAAAGAAGTAATATCAGAAGAATTCTTGAAAAAACAAAGTAAGGATTCATATGGTAAACCTTCTGGTATATTTACATTTAATAAAGAAACTAAAAAGTGGGAGTATAATGGTAATGATGATAAATTTTATTTAGAAAGAGCTGATACAGAAAAAATACTAGGTTATGACCCTGATAGACAAATTGCTTTATCGCAAGAAGAATTAGATAAACAAATAACTTTAAATGAAGTTGTTAGAGTAAAAGATACTGATATATTAATACATCTTTATACTACTCAATTACGTTTACTTGAACTGTGGAATGGCAATTTAAAATTAGGTTATAAAAAAATAGGAGACGGATTAGGAGATGCAATACGTTTATTTGCTACTGATAAAATAGGAGCAGGATTTGATGCAACAGAAAGTTTTTCTGATACAGCATCTCGTGTTAATAGAAATTCTGTAATTACTATAAAAAGGGATACACAAGATGTTTCAGTAAATAAATTATTTACTAAAGATAGTCATAGATACAAAACATTAAAAGCATTTATTGATAATAGTAATGTACCATCTTTAGAATTATTTTCTCCTTTATTTATACAACAAAGTAATTATTTTAAAGGTGCTCAAGATAATATACTTACAGGTATTAATAAAAGTGAAGTAACTCGTAAAATAGCTAATACATTTTTAACTAAACTTATTTATTTAAACAGTCCTTATTTACAGGACTTTGATAAGAAAGAGGTATTAGGTATAGATAAAAAACCTACACTTGGTAAAATAAATGCTATTACAGATATAAGTATACAAGATTTTAAAAAACTAAGTGCAGCTAATCAATTGTACTATGTAAAGCAATTTGCTGATGTAGATAATACATCTTTTTTACATTATTTAAACTATGAAATTGATGAGTTTAACATAAATAAAAAGCAAATACATAATATAGTATTTGATAAGCCTAAAGTATCTGATAATCTAGATAAAGATTTAATTAAAAGTTTTGAAGATATTTTATATGGTGATACAGGTAATAACGAGATTAACCCTTATATGAAAGTATTAGGTAAAAATTTAATAGCTTATGATATGTTTACAGCTGGAGGTATATATAATGCTAATAGTTGGAATAATATAATACCTACTGAATACTTAGAAAATGTAATGAAAATGCCAGAATACTTGTACGATTTACAAGATTCTATGAAAGTAGGATTTAGTAGTGCAGAAGATTTTGGTACACATTATTCAGGAAAAATGATTGTATATAATGACAATGTAAATAAAAACTATGAATATAGTGATGTTTTAAATCTAAACGTTGATGACAAATTGTTTAATATTTATAATGCTTATTTAAGAGAATTATTTATAATTAATAATTCTGATAATGTAAACATAGTTCCAAGATTATCAGGTATTAAAGAAATTAATGAAGGTATGGATACTATATTAATATCACGAAGTAGGGTATCTCAATTAGATATAGATAATACACCTGAAATCTACTTTACACATAATACTGTAATATCAGATGAATATGGACAAGAACGTGATACTATTATTAATAAATTGTATAAAGGCGTGATAACACAAGAATCTCAAGATAAATATACAATTTTTGAAATATCTAAACAAGGTGGTAAATTTATTGGACTTGGCATAGATGAAAACTATGTAAAAATTAGAAATGTCGAGTCCGAAGAAATATATGCTAACAAAGTAAAGATGATGAATGAAGGTAAAATAGATGAAGAAAAAGGATTAGATTGTGTATAAATTCCCATTTTTTTAGTTGTTTAAAGTGTACCGCTTGCTATTTTGGCAGGCGGTTTTTTATCTAATATTATGTCAGATTGTAAATATAAAGCACCTAATGGTGAGAAATCAGAATTATACAATAATGTATTACAGGAGTATGGTCATAAAATTGCACTAGATACTTATATTACAGCTAATAGTGATTTTGTTAAAAATCAGTATGGTAATACAATTAAACTAGATAATAATAAAGAGCCAACAATAGAATGGATTAAAGATAACAATTTAATTATAAATGCAGAAAATGAGGTTCTCCCTGTAAAAAGGAAAGATGCGTTACTATTTGCTAAAATTCAAGCCAAATTAGCTAAACTAGATATTCCTCTTATTTACAGGGAGGATGCAAAGTTATCAGTACCAGGTGAAATAAAGAATAGTAATGGTACATTTACTATAACAATAAACCCAGAATTACAAAAGAAAGAAACACTAATACATGAACTAGGTCACGTACTAATTGAATCATTACCTTATAATGGTGAAATGATACAGCAGGGGATTTCTCAACTTTCTGGTTCAAAACTTGAATCTGATATGAAAAAATTGTACCCAGACCTAGATTTGCGTCAATTTAACAAAGAATTACTAACCACAGCGGTATCAGTAAGGGCTGACCAATTATTTACTGAACAGTCTAAAAAGTCTTCTTGGCAGCTATGGCTTAATTCATTTTTCCGTAAAATAGCTGATAAGTTAGGTTCTAACAAAGATATAATAGAAACATTAGCACATAATTTAATAAATGCTAAGATATACAACAACATAAATATACGTACTGAATTAAATGCACAACACCGAGCTGATTTTAGGTTTATTGATAAAAACATAACTAATCAGATAAAGATAATACATGATGCTAGAAATACAATAACACTTAAATTAAAATTGTATTTTAAAGAACATGAAATAAGTGCAACGTATGATAATTTTATAGGAACACAAGATGCTTTAGACACTGTAATATCTAAAATAGAAGACAGAAAAAATGCTATTAATTTAATTCAAAATTCAACAAATATACCAGAAGATAAAAAAGCAGAAGGTATTGAAGCTGTTAATGAATTAATTAAAAAGGATTTACGTGGAGGATTTTTACAGTTTCTTGAAAACAGTTATTCTAATATAACAGCATTAGAACAAAGAATTGCTGATATAAAAAACCCAATATACAACAATGAAATTGATGTAGAAACTGTATCAATGAAAACGTTAAAGAAGCTATTAAACTATTTATCGTCTTATGAAATAATACAAGAAATACAAAAAGAAGTAATTGAGGATAAAGAATTACAAGATTTTATTAAAGATGCAGGACAGTTAGAAACATTAAAAGAATTACAAGGTCGTATTACTAAAATTAAATTAGATACAATAGAATTAGCTAAATTAAATCTAGGAGATAGATTAGCTAGAATGGGTAGAGGTAGAAAAGAAGCTGAAGCACGTAGAGATTTAGAAACAAAGTATGATAAAGAAAATGATAAAAAAATAGGAACTATTGTTCAATTAGATGGTTTATCTAAACGTTATAACAGAGACCAGTTTTTAAAAGATAGAGCAATAGCTGTTAATAATCAAATTGATGCAATGCGTGATAAGATTTACTTAGATGAATCAAAACATTATGTAGATTTATTAACAAAAGGTAGTAGAGATATTAGTTGGGCTTCTACTTATTTATTAGGAGCTGATTCAGCAGATGATGATTTAATACAAACATTAACAGAAACTTTAGATAGTAAAGATTATGATACACAACATGTAACAGACCAGGCTTATAGAGACTATGCAGGTTTGTTTAAAGATTTACAAAACAAAGTAAAAAGTTCTGATGTATTTACATTGTATGATAAAATGTTAGAACATGAATGGTTACATAATGAAGATGGCACTATAACAAAAAACCCATTAAGACGTAGTCAACATATAGTAAATGAGTATCACAGTCAATTTAAACTTCAATATGATGAATTACATAGAGACTATGAAAACAAACTAGGTAACTCTGAATTTACAGATGAAGATGTACAAAAGGCTTATAGTAAATATTTAAAATTTAAAAGAGAAAACACAGTACAACAGTATAATAAAGAATATACAGATGTAATAGATAGTTTACCTATTGCTGAACGTAGGTTATTAAAGCCTATATTAAACAAAAGAAAATTTATATTAAATAAATATGCTAAACAATATATAAACAAAAAAGATGTTATATTTGATAGCAGTGTTTTACCTAAAACAATACGTGCAATATATGATAAAAATGAAGCAGAATTTGCAAAACTATTAGCATCTAATCCAATAGTTAATAAAAATTATAATGAATATGCAGATTTACATTCAACATTTAGACCAGGTTATAGTAGAGTAAAACTTAGATATGCAAATGATGTTCAATACAGTGATATTGATAAACCAATAGATAAATGGTTAAATCCTCAATATACTGAATTGTTAAAAGAAGAACTAAAAGGAGGTATGCAATTAAATGGTTTAAATGAACCTACTTTTATAGGTAGTGAAGAATGGAAAATGTATAAAACATCATTAACTGGTTTACAAGAAGATGATAAAGCATTACCTGTTTGGGCTAAATCAAATACTGATTATAGATATAGAGGTGGTAGAATTACAAATACAAAGCTACCATCTAGTCAAAAAGAAAATGCAGAGAGATTTGGTACAGAAGGTGTAGTAGGTGGATTAACTCAAAATATTAAAAATTCATTTGTTAGAAAAACATCTACTGATTATGGTGGAGAACAAGCTGGAGATACAAGAGAAAGTATTGCAGATAGAACATCAGTTGTAGCATCTAATGAGAAAGGTGATACTAGATTTAGTGTACCTATTTATTTTAGGTATGCAAATGAGTATGAAAATCAATCTTTTGATGTACCATCTTTAATGGTTCAAAACAGATGGATGGCTACTAATTATGCTAATAAAACAGACATTAAAGAGGATATGGAAATGGCTCGTGATTTAATAGGATTACGTGAAGTTCCTAAAGTAAAAAGTAACGGTATGTTTAGTGGTTTAAATAAATTACAACAAGATTTAAGTGGAACTAGAGCAGATGTATTAGAACAAAGTAGTCAAAATGTAAATCAATCTAATGCTTATAAATTAATGACAGGTATAGTTGAAAATAGAATATACGGTATTAAATCTCGTACAAATAAACAAGCAGACAGAGTAACTAAACTTGCACTTAATTATACATCACAAGTATTTTTAGGATTTAACTATTTAAGTGCTGGTGTTAACTATGTTGCAGGTACATGGAATTTAAGATTACAGTCTGCTGGTGGTATGGATTTTAATAGAAAGAAATTAAAAGCAGGTAGAAAAATATATGCTGGAGACTTGTTAGCAGTAAAACAAGACGCTGCTAATGAAAAAGGTTATCAGATGTTTAATTTACTTAGAGATAAACAAAACTTTATACAACGTAGTCGTACTAATGTTTTAATGGAACAGCTAAATATACATCAAGGTAATCAGCCTATAAATAGAAGGTATAGTGCTGATAATATGGCAAAGCAGTATTTAAATAGTGATTTAGGTGGATTTATGCACAATGCAGGAGAGCATGCTATTACAGGGGAAATTATGTATGCTATACTATTAGATGTAAAACTGTTAAATGAAGTAGGACAATATGTAACAGCAACAGGAACAACAGAAGATGAAAGCAAAGCATTAACACTTAATGATGTATTAAAAGCTAGAAATGGTGTAATGACAATAGACGCACCTACACATGCTGGTAATTTACGAATGAGTGAATACAATTTACCTTTAAATAAACAATCATTAAAAGTTGTAAGTAGAAAAATTGCTGATTTACGTGCATCATCACAAGGACAATATGCTGAAAGTAAAACACCATTAGCTAAGATGTATTTTTATGCTAAGTTAGTATTTAGTATGAGAGGTTGGTTACCTGAAACATATAGACAACGGTTATTAGGTATTAGTACAGTTGGTATATCTCGTAAAGATTTGAAATCAGAGGATATGTTTTACAGTAGAGCTAAAGGACATTTTCAAGAAGGTACATATACATCAGCTATAAGAGCATCTGTTGAATTAACTAAAACAGTTTATGCAATACGTAAAGAGTTATGGTATAATAAAGCTAGGCTTACACAACTTAAAAATGCTTATGGAGATGTAATGAATGAATACTCAAGAATGGAGGTAGCTAATATACGTAGAGCTTGTTGGGAACTAGGAAGTATAATTACATTAGCTGTACTTAGTGAGGTGTTTGCACATTTTAGAAAGGAATTACCTAAAGATGGAATTGTAAGACCTACATCGTACTTTCTATTGTTTTTAGCAATGCGTATGCGTAATGAATTATTAGGTTATATAAACCCATTAGAACAATGGCGTAATGTTAAATCATTATCAGCTAGTATGGATATAATTGACAGTGTAGGTAAATTTACAGAACAATTAATACATCCATTAGAAGTTTATAAAACAGGTAAATTAAAAGGACATTATAAACTAATGAATAAGTTTAATCATGCCTTTCCTTATATAAATCAAATAAATAGAAATGTAGAAGATACATACGGATATTTAATAGGTGATAAATCAAAGACACAGTAGTAGCCGCATAAATTTTTTAATAGTAGGTTAAAAAAAGAAAGCCGTACAATCGAGAGACTATACGGCTTTTCTTTTGTGGCTAGTTTGGAAACGATTAGAGACGTAATTATTAAAACCTAGTATTAGTTGTTGGGTTTAAAAGAAAGTGTCTCAGAACGCCACATTTGCGCCCAATCCATTCCATCAGCTTCTGCTCTGTCCATTTCATTATCAACTAGTGTTTGTGCATCTACTTTAATATCAAACTGTTTATACATACCAGCTTCAACAGCTTTTATTATATTTGTACGTCTAGTTTAATTTTCTAAAGCCTCTTGTTTAACAGTACGTAAATCAGTCCAATATCTATCGCCTGTATGCACATCTTTAATTATACCAACTAAATACATAATTTCTATTTTTTTTATTCATATTAATTTTGATCGTTAGTTACTAATTCTTGTTCTTCTTCTCTTTCTTCTGGCTCTTCATTTTCATCTTCATCTTCGGCATCATAGTAATTACCTTCATCATAGTAATTATCTTCATCATCTTCATCATCCTCTTCATCTAAATCATCTTCGTCTTCGTCGTCTTCTTCCTCTTCTTCTTTTGGTTCTAAATCAGAATTAAAGATTTCAAGTGGATGCTCTTCTTCTAATGGAGTAACATTATCATCAAAGCTATAATTGTGTGTTTCTTCCTCTTCCTGTTTTTGTTTAGGAGTACGAGGTTTGTCGTTTACTTCATCAGGTTGTAATATACCTGAGCCGTTACTAATTTTACTGTTATTTTTTAACGGTAAATGTGATAGTAAATCTTTACTAGTAATAACTACTTTTGTAGTCTTAATTTTTCTTACTGCTTTAGTAACATTCATTTTAAATGAAATTTTAATGTTTAAAAATTAAATTGTTCTGTTATTCTTAATATCTACAATACATTGCAAGTCATTAAAAACAGGTACATAGTTTATACTTTTAAGTACTTTATTATCTGATTTTCTTTTTACAATATATCGCACAGTATGTTTGTTTAAATGTGTAGGTTCTATAAATGTTTCAATTCCTAGTTTGTCGTAATGCATTACAGAAACTTCTGCGTCTTCGTGGTCAATACATAATTTTGACATATTATTTTTATGTACAGCTGCAAATGCTTCATCGAATATGTCTCCATATCCAAATGATAATTTAGTGCCATCTAGTACATATTGTAAGTCACACAGTGCGTCTAGTATTTCTCTCTGATCTATTGGCATATCTACGTTTTCAACTATTCGCAATTTTGTACTAACTACTGCTTTTGCTTTTAATAACAAACTAAGAGATTCTATTAATACGTCTTCATTAAAACAACACATTAATTCTGTTAATTCTTCTAGTATTAATCCTATTCTTAGATTTACTAGTTTGACATCTGTGTTTGTTTTAACTGTAATAATTGTTTGTTTATTTTCACAGTTAAATGCTGTATGAAATTCTTCTACCTGACTTATTGAACTAGGCAATACTTTATCTTCCATCGTTGTCTTTTTTATAGTATGAATTTGTGTTTTTACAAAACAATAAAAAATATTGTTCGTAACCTTGTAGTTTGCATTTATTAATAGTAAATCTGTTTTTGTATTTAGATACATAGTTTAATGCTTCGTTCTCAGTAAACATACAATTCTTTAAATACTTCTTATGGTTATTATTAATAAGTTCTGGAATAATTAAACCATATCCTAGTATCATCAACTCTTTATAAGAATTAAGAATATTATTTATTAGTTCATTTTGTTTTTTATCAAAATCGTAATCTTTAATTACTTCAATTTTGTTATCAAATATAAGTATTTCTTTACTTACTATTTGTTCTAAAGATTCTGGTAAATTAATTACAATAGTATCTATTATGTTGTCTATATGTCCAACAACATCTTGATTATTAATAGTAAAATCAATTAAACATTTATATAGTTTAGCTGTTAATTGTTTACTAATAATAGGTTTAACTATATGAAATTTACAATAGATAGAATCTTTAGGTGTCTTAAATCCTATTACTTGAGATTTCCCAGTAATATTGGAATCTATGATTGGAGTAATAATTGCGTTTTGCTGCTTTGCCCAGACATTCAATTCGTCTAAATTAACTACGTGTAACATTTAACTAAATTTTATATAACCTACTACTTTGTCTATATGCGCACCTTCAAACATTTCTGTTTCAGGAAGTACATCAATAGCTTTTTTAATTGCTACTTTATCTGGTACTCTATCTTTAATCAAATTCAAGAAAAACTGTGAAATAGCTTCTTGTCCTAAATCAAATAGTATGTGTGTCATTTTTACATAAGCATCAGCAGATATTTTATTAAACTCTACATTAATATACATATCATCTATCATATTAATATCATCAATAACAACAGATGAACTTCTAATTAATGTTACACTACTTTTTGTAGTTTTTAATTTTAGTCCACCTTTTTCACCATTTTTACTACCAAATAATTCAACAGCATCAAATACTCGTTGTTTTAAATATTCAATTGTTTTTTCTTTCTTTTTCTTTATAGCTTCTAATCTTTTAACTTCTATTTCAATAGCTATTTTTTCAGATAAAATACTATTAATAGCAAGTCTGTAATTATCAACCTTTTCTTCTACTTCGTTTGAGTTAATATTTAACCGTTCGATAAACTCTTCTGGTATTACATCAGTTTCGTTTTCAATTAAATAATCTTCTAATTCTTCAATTGTTTTTATGTATTCTTCTTGAATACCCATTAATGATTTATTCATTGTTTAATTACTTTTAAACTTTTATTCTCTATTGACAATCTTTCAATTCTTTTTGCTGCTTTTTTACCATCTACAATTGCATCTTTATATAAAACATCTAGTACAATTTTACTAGCTAGTAATGTTCTATATGTATCATTTAAATTATTGTAATTATTTTCCAATGAATCAAGTTGTTTTACTTTATAGTCATAGTGTCTTCCTTTAACTTCAAGTTCAGCTGTTAATCCTTTAACTTGGATTATAGATTTTTTCCAATAATTATCTGATTCTTCACAATTAGTAGTTAGTTGATTTACGTCAATTGTTAATTCTTTATTACTAAGTTTTAACTTAGTATTTTCATCTACTAAAGAATTAATATAATCCAACCTTTCTGTTAATATTTTAGCAGTATATCCTACTGTGTGTTTAACTACTAATTCAATTAGTTCTTTTTCTTTATCCTTTTCCATTAAATAAATAATTTATAACAATTGTTAATAATTTCTGTTTTTGTGCCTTCTATTAAAGCAGTTGGACTGTTGTTAACTTCATGGTTTAGATAATATGTAATACCATTAAAAAACCTATAAGCATTGTCTTCTAATTCAGATTGACCTGTTCCTGTGTTAAAACATTTAACAATATTTTTTAACCTTGTTAACTTAGTATTAGAAAAAGCATTTGCACCTTTTTGTTCAAAGGCAATTAATTCTTCTTTGGTACAAAATAGTGTACGTACATATCCAGATACGTTTCTACGTTCTATATTAATTTCTAATAACTTGTTTTGTTGTTCTACTACTTTGTCAAATGAATTGTCTATTAATCCTAGTATTTTTTTAATATCTGAAAACTTAATATCAGATTGGTCGTTGTGTCTTATAGATATCCAACCATCTTTACCTTTACTTCTAGTAAACATATTAAACTGATTCATACATTTAAACCTAATAGGTGATATAGTAATAACAGAACTACTACTTCTGTCATGTGAGTTTACACAGGTAATATATCTACCAATTTCGTCTCCATTCTCTAATAACAAATTATTAGGTAATTTAGCTTGGATAATCATTCTAGCACCATAATTAACTGAATCACATTTTGTAATATCAACAACTCCTAAATCTTCTAGAAAGTTAAATGATTCAACGTGTTGCCGAATCTTATAAGTACTTGATACAACTTCAAATGGATGACCATTATCTTTTCTAGTTGTTACAAATCTATTTCCAAATACTCTATAATTTCCATTATAGTCATTATAAGCACATGGTACTTTTACAGCTTCAAAAGCTAAATCAGCTTTAGTAATTGCTTGTTGCAATTTTTCATTTATTAACCCCATAACTTTTGTTGTTTATTAATTTTAAATTGTGGTACATAATTGTCTTTATAAAAAGAAAATACTAGTTTTCTTTCTTCTTCTTTTTCTACTTCTATAAATCTAGCACCACCTGCTTGAGTTACAAATTTAACATTGTCATCAGGAAGTATAGGTGTAAAGTATTTAATTGGTAGTTTATTACCATTCTTTTTACCTGTTGTTCCTTTACACATTAAGTCGTTAAATGCTTTACTGTAAAGAAAACTTCTATTATCAATATCCCAAGTACCATCTCCAATAACGTCATATACTGTTAATTGAATTAAGCAAGGTAGCAAGGACTTCTCTATTACAGGGAGAATTGGCATTTTACTAATATAATCCTCTTTAATTGCTTGCATAATAGATGCACGCATTTCAGGTCGAATAGTTCCATTGTATATATCTTGTCCAGATATAATTTTATGTCTAGGTGTACCGACTGTTTTTTCGTTTACAATAACAGGCTTTTTAGTTACTATATCTATTACTCTAAATTTAACATTTTTATCTTTATAACTTACAAAACTAACACCAGCATTAGTGCTTACATGAGTATAGGACAATAGCCAATCTACTAATATTGTGCCTTTATATATACCTATTGTATATTTATCAGGTACAAAGTCATAAATATAAAACAAAGTTTTACCTGCTTTTACTAATGTTTTTGCGTGATTATGTAAATATTGTTGTTTTACTTTTTTACCTTTTTTAAGTAAAACTTCTCTATTTATACCACATTCGTAGTAAATAGCATTTCTACTATTAGCTATTTTTATAGAACGAATGTATTGTGGTATTTCAACCACAAGAAATGGGTTCTCCATGTTCATTTAATTTGTATATTATCACATACTTTTGTGATAACAATTGTGTAATGTTCCTTATAAATTCTTCGTATGTTTTTATACCTGGTTCAGCACCAAGTACATGATAATACCCATCTATTTCTTTATGTGTATTATATCTAAACCCACTTTTACTATTTGTTATTACTTGTCCAAACTTATAGTTGACTATTTTTTTAGTTAAACAATATACAAACCATATAGGCTTCTTTTTCCATAGTATAACAGGTAAAGTAATTGAATGTATATATTCTTCAGATTGTTCTAATTCATCAATAGAACCTATTATAATATCTGAGAATCTAAATCTTACTCCATCTATTACTGCTATAACATTAGGATTTATTTCTACAATCTTTATAAATTGTAGTGCTTTCTCTTCGTTTATACCTTCGATATAAGTATAAACGTTTTCATCAACTTTTAGTAATATTCTCACTTTAATAAATAATTTAAAAAGTCATAATAATCTGATGTATTTGTGTTTTTGTTTTCTATAATATATTTAACTAATTCTATTAATGTATTTAAATTATACATACATGTAAATTCAAAAGCATCTTTTACTTCATAGTTAAATGTATTAAATTTACCATTAGTAAAAAAGAAATACTTAAAGTTGTATTTCTTATTTAAATACTTTGTCATCTTTATGCCTGTATAGTCAAAATCCATTAAAACAAAAACATGTGTCCACATAGATTTTATATACTCTATTTCTTTTAAATAAGGATATATACTTTCTCCTGCAACAGCTATTGCTTGAATACCCATTTGTCTAAATACGGCAACGTCTTTAAATGATTTAGTTATTATACCAAAGTTTGCTTTAGTTATTAAATTCATAGACATCATGTATCTATTATTAGTTATAAATCTATGTGATTCTCTAGTTGGAAAATATAATTTCCAATTATCAATACCATCATAAAAACCTACTCTAATAGCATAGCATGGGTCTCTAAATGAAAAGCTGTATAATATCTCTTCATTAATCCAAGCTATATATACAGGATACACACCCATTTTATCTAATGTATGTGTAGTTATGCCACCTTTGTTAAAATAGTAAATATCAGTAATATTCCATTCTCTAGGTTGGACAGTTATTACAGGTTTCTTTTTTTTATAAATATTAGTATTTAAAACATTAACTGTATTAGTTGAAATTCCACCTTGTATTAACTTAAAATCAATAGCTATTGATTCTAGTATAATATTAAAGTCTCGACTATTACTAGCATTTAAGTTTTTATGATATGCAACTACATCAAAACAATCTCCATGAAAAAACCCAGCAAAATCACTAAATCTTATCTTACCTTTAGAATCAGAATAAAAGCCACAAGTAGGATTTTTATCTGTTCTTAGTGGACTACATATAAGTTTGTTTTTATAAAGGCAATCTTGTATATCACTAATACTTATAGGTAGATAGTAACTAAATAGTTCAATTTGTGAAATTTTAGATAAGATATAATCTTTGTCAATTTTATTAAAGTTTAGCATAAGTTGTATTAGATATAAAAAAAGCCTGTACACATATTGCATACAGGCTTAAACAAAATCTATTTATACATGAAAAACTCTTAGAATGGTACATTTGGGTCAACATCTCTCCAACTTGATGCAATGTCGTTATGTAAATTTGCTTGCGGTGCTATTAAAGAAGCTGATGGTGCTGTATGTAAAGTATATACATCTTTTGTTGTTAATTCAATTTTTAAAACCATATCTGGTTTTTCTTTTTGAATAACAAAGCCTAGATTGCAAAGTTCTACATTATTGTATACAACATCATTGTATTTACGTACTAACTTTGCACAATAAGGAAACTTCTCGCTACCTTTATGAAAAAAACCATCTTGATTAAGTACAGCTACAATACCTTCAAACTGATTACTTACTGTCAATGCTTTAGCATCAATTTCTGTCATTGTATCACTTGCTATTACTTCAATAGGTTTGTTTATTAATTCAGACAAATGTTCTACACTTAGCTGATTCTTTAATTCTTCCATATCAATATCAGCAACACCTAAAACTAAATTAACTAATCTTCTTTGCAATTTGTTTATATCCTTAGCCTTAGCTATCTTAGTGTCAAGACCCCATATAATAGTAGAACAGGCATATGAACCATCTACTGATTTTAGATCAACAGTAATAGTTGGAACATAGCTTGACGCTGTTACTTGTTTTGAAGTAGGCTTTTTATTTGCCTCTAACTGGATACCAGGTAACAATGTGAATGATTTATCAACATATGTGCCAAAATGAATTGCATCAATTACTACTGTTGAAAATGGATTATCACGCTTATTTTCTTTATACTCTTTATAATAAGTTTCAATAGGAAACTTTGGGAGTATTTCCTTTACATTTAATAAATCTAACATTGTTTTAAATTAAAAAAGCGGTGATTTTATTCACCGCTTCTTGTTAATAATAATTGTTTAACAACTTAAAGTGTTGTGTTATCAGCACTAAAGTTATATTCTTCTAATTCATCTAAGCTATCAACTTCTGTGGTTTTTTCTACTTTACTTTTAACTTCAGTAGGTATTAACACAAAGAAAGGATTGTGTGTCAAGACCTCTTTAACGTTATGGTTTTTTACAACGTCAAAAGAACCAACATCATTGGTTACTAAATGATAATATGCTAAAGCAGGTAATGTTAATGGTGTTTCTTTTGTAATAATAATTTCTGTTCCTTTTTCATCTATTACAGCTACGCCATAAATTGTTGATACTGTGTAATTCAAACGACCACCATCAGAAGAACGTAATGCTCTTACAGTATTAGTTGAACTAAAACCATTTGAAAGAATACGGTCACCTACTGATTTAGTACGTACCGCGCCATCCATAAATTTGTTAATTGCAGCTGCACCATCTGCTTTAAATTCTTCAACACCCATTGATGCTCTAACTTTGTCTTCAAAAACGTCATAGTTAGACAACACGCCTTTTGTTAGAAGAACTGTAATTGTTTTTACACCACCTAACGGTTTTTGCTGTACGTTAGTTGTCCCAAAAGTTTTATGTGCCTCTTCGTTATCAATGATAACTAGGCTGTTAATACGTTGTCTTTTATGTAATCCCATAAATTCCAACATACCTGCACTAATAGAAACCATTGGTGCGCCATCATTTGTAGATGGATAAATTAAAGGTACTGTGTCAGTTGTTTTCTTTCCACTTGTAGCAACTATGCTACCACTTCCTGCTAAGCTAATAAAGCCCATTTTTTCTAAATTAAATTATTATTAAAAACACATTACAAGTCTTCGTGACTTGTATATTCTTTCTCCTGATATGATATATCAGGATTCATTTCATCTAGTGTGTACAAACCATTAACAACATCTGGTGCAATTCTTCTTATACCTAGTGATGATGCTCTAGCATACAACATTTGTCTAGGCATCTTTTTCCAATTATCTTTAGTTGTTAATTCCATTGACACTGCATCGTTATAAGAAAATATACCATATTCTATTATACTAGAATTGCCTACAATTCTTGTAAACTTAATTTTTGTTCTAATGTCATAGAACGCTTTATTCCTAATAACTGACAATACACCTTTATCTAAGTCAGATTGAATATTACTTGTATAATGTCCTGGTGTAAAGTAAATCGCTATTTTAGGATTGTTATAACATTCATCATGTGATAACGTAATACCTTGTTTTAGGATTGTCCCATCTTTTGCAAACTCTATGTTTCCAGTATATTGAAATAGTTGAATACCATCTTCTATTGTTTCATACTTTATGTTTGCTTTTCTTACTAATGCTTGCATTAACTGAACGTCTGCGACTATTTGATTTTTTATAATCATCAAACGTTTAGCTATTGCAAAAACTCTTTCAGGTTTGATGCCTAAGCCACAAGCGAACAAGACTTTACTTGCTAGTTCAGCTGGAGTGCCATCATGTAATCCGCTTCCACATAAGGGCTTACAGTACTCGATAAGGGCGTTCATATTCCCAAAATCAGTAAATGCTGTTATATGTGTTTCGACGTTAGCTAATCCTTTATTATCGTTTCTTTCCATTGTCACAAATTTACTATTATATTTTCTAATAACCTAACCTTTTATATTTTATATAATCTAAATAATTAGGTCGTTCACTAAATATGTAGTGATTATCTTCACTAATAACTTCTCTACGGATAGGTGTTATTTTACCTTTACGTAAATCATTAAGAAACCATGTCTGACCTAAATCGCCATCTCTATTTTTTATAATAGAGGCGTGTATTAGCTTTCTTTTTAAATCAGGTACACTAGATTCTATTAAGTTTTTAACTTGACTATCTAATACAACGGTTGGTGTTTTTGTTGTGCCATAGTATTCTATGTGTGCTTTACTAGGACTATACAAAACAAGTACATTATCAGCCCCTTGAAACATTTGTCCACCCATATACAAATCTGCTTGTATAGGATAATGTAGTGCTGGTTTAGTACGTCTATTGTCGTCTTCAATATCACTATTCATTTGTAGTAATATTATTTGCATTAATCTATCACCTAGCATTGCCTTTGTATCTATACTAGTTTTAATTAAGTTATTTTGTAATTCTAAATCTGAACGTTCGTCGTGTCTTTTAGTTAATAACGAATGGTCAATAGATGATATAATTTGATGTTCAGGAAATATCTTTGCAAAATGTAAGATAACCTCTTGAATTTCTAATGCTGTACCTGCTCTATTAAATGTTATAATAGAGTGTTGTTTTTGTTTAGTTAATCCAGTTAACAAACTTTCTATAAATTCAACTGATTCGTCTTTAATAGTTTCATACTTACCATTTATCATTAATGATGACTTTAAGTATTCTGTATTATATCCTGTATAGATTGATATTAGTCTGTGCATTTCTGATTCAATAGACATTTCAAATGAAAAATCTATAAACAATACAGGTTTATGATATTTACTATTAATTGATGGTTTTACTAAATTATCACCATCTAAATAGAATTCACCTATTGTTGTAAGTTGTTCTATTAATTTAGTTTTAGTTTTATCAATAGGAAGTATTAAATCTTGAGTATCTGTAAAGTCTAGCTTTAGCTTAGACTTTAAGTAAGATTTACCGCCACTACTGTTACCACCAATTAGTAGTATTCTATCATATCTAAAATACTTAGTAAAGATTCTATTAAAAGGTTCGTATCTACTGTACATTCCTAACTGTTTACCAGATGCTTCTTCTTTTATTGAATTTATAGCATGTTTTGTACCTATATTAAATAGTATTGGTTGTAATCTTGGATTGCTCATAAATCTTCGTCGTTTACTAATATATTAGTAGTAGGTTTATCTTCTCTTTGTTTACGATAAGATAAATATAGTTCAGATACTATAAAGTTCTTTATATTTAAAACAATAGGTTCATTAACAAGAGTATATTGAATATCTTTAATTACTTCTAAGTGTTCTTTTCTTGAACTTTTAATATTCTTAAGATAAATTTTTCCTACTTCTTCTTTATTAGCGTTTTTTAGTGGAATTTTCACACCTTTAATAAGTCCAAAGTCTGGGTATATATCCCAGATGTCTTGTATTAATTCTCGCTTATTTTCTAGTTCACTAATGAATAAATCAGTTAACGAATAACTGTTAGTTATTGTATTAGCTCTAAGTAAGCCTTTTTCTATAAGGTCGTTACGTTGTTGTAACGAACTTAATACTTTCCTGTTTCCCTGTAAAGAGGAAACTCCAAGATGATTTATTAATGTGTCTATATTATTTAATTTTTCATTAATAGAAAAGTTGTATAATATATTAAGAAACAATAATTGACGTTCATCAATTTCATATTTAATTAACAGATTAATTTGCTGTTGTATTTCCATAATTAAAACAATAGTGAAAATGGCGGTGTGTAATCTAATTTTATCTCTTTATAACTATCTATCCAATATCCTTTGTTGTTATATCTTAATGTACTATGTTCAATAGTGTCTGGTACATATAAGTTTACAACAATAACAGGTTCAGGTTTATCAATATTAATACGAGTAATCCTGCCTAGTCTTTGAATATATTGGGTTAATGTAGAGTTGTATGATGCAATAATAGCTAATGTTATATCAGGAATATCTAAACCTTTATCTAATCCTTTACCTGCAATTAATACAGATAATTCATTATTAGCAAAGGCTTCAAGATTCATTTTATTAATCCATTTAGTGCTATACATTTTAGGTACATTAAAACTTTTAGATGTGTTTTTTGTCAAAACAAATTCTCCTGTATTTTTTAATGTAGCTTCGTTGTCTACATTTCTATACATAGCTTGTGATTTTATATTAGAATGATAAATTCCAACATTGTATGATTCCTTTAATTTGGAATACAGATTATCACATACTTCAGTAGCTTCATTAAATACAATAGTTTTCTTGTTTTGATTTTCTATTATACTTTCAATAACTTTTAGTTTATTTGTTGCATAATAGCATAGTTTTTTACGTTCTTTAGTATATTTCATTAATCTAGCTGCATATCCTAGTATTTTACTAGGATGCCAAGTTTCGTTTATTGCAATATAAGTATCATATGTTTCCTTTTTAACAAAAGGCTGTTTAGGCGATTTAGTTATTAGTTCGATATCTGAACTCCAACCCATTTGTCTAGCCCAATGAGTACTTGCTGTATAAGCTGCTATATGTTTACCTTTTTCAATATAACCTAAACATTTAGCAGCTATTGCAAAGTTGCTTTGAAACTTAGCTAAGAGATTTGTAATCTCTTCACTATATTTAATATACGCATCTTTTTCTTTAGTTGTAAACGGTACAGCTAAATTAAACTCTCTAAATTCTTCTATCCATTTATTATGCAATGCCTCATCTCTTGTAATTTCATCTACAATAGGAAGTATTTTAAACATTTCTAAATGTCTATTATCTTTAGTTTCAGGTGTAGCTGATAGCCACAAACAGTATTTATATCTTATCCAATTACTGTTCCAACTGTTACTTCTATCTTGTGAGTAGAATTCATCTACTTCATCAATAATTAGTAAATGAAAAGAGTACGTTCGTTGTATTCTTTTCTGCATCATCTGAATTTTTTGTATTGTTCTTACTTTACAATGTTTACTTAATCCAAGTTCTTCTATTTTATCAGACCATTGGTCTTTTAAAGTAGTTGAATGAACTAGTATAAGTACACGTAATTCTGGATTTTTATTAACCATATTTTTTACTATGTTAAGTGCTCCAGTAGTTTTACCAAATCCTGTTGGCCATTTTAAACCACCTAAACCTTTGTTAATTCTCCATTTTTCAATACCTATTTCTATTCTTTCTGATTTAGTCATGCTGGCTTGTTATTAAACAGTTCTATTGCTCTCAAATACCTTTCTTTTATAACAGGAAAGCTAGACTCTAGTTCTATCCATTCAACATCAAAATCAAGATACGAACTTCCATAAAATAAACAAGCATACATATCAGGATTAATAAATAAAAATTTACATATTCTTCCTATATTTTCTCTATTGTTTAAATTTTGTTTTGTTAGTAATTTTAACTTTGGAAAAAGTAATGATACATTACCTACAATACAACAAGTGCTACCACAGGTAACTTCTTTAATATTATATATTACTTGAGTACCATTTCTTGAAAATAGTTTAAAGTCAAATAATCCTCTTTTTTCTCTTTCTTCTGTAAAATTAAATAGTTCTAATAATCTATCATATTTTACGTAATTGTTTTTTATTACAGTATTCATTCTTTAGTTTTTAATAAAATTAATAATTCTTCTTCTGTTATTACCATCTTTTTACCTATTGTTTTAACATTGTTTTTTTGTAACTCAAATAAATCATAAAGAAGTGTTCCGTTATTTCTAACTGAAATTGCTTTTATTATGTAATTATTTTTACCAAATACAATGTCATCAATACTTACAATTTTTTCTGCATTAATAAATTCTTTTTTTGTATTTTCAATTTCTAAAGAATTGTCTTGGTCGATATTAGCAAAATTTTTGTAGTATTCTTTTCTTAGAGTACTTATATTAGATTCTAATTTAGAATCTAATTCTTTAATCTTTATCAAAAATTCTGTTCTTGTCATTGTTTATTATTTATTATTTTACCCATGTTTTAGCAACATGATAATCAGCTGATATTTTATAATAGTTAAGATATTGATTACAAGTATCACACATTAATTTCTTAATTGCTTCTCCATAATCAGGTATATTTACATTAAATTTAATAACTAATTCATCATGTACTGTATTTAAAATTTGTGAATCTAATTTATTGTGTACATTATAAGAATGTACAGCAATTAATGCTTCTTTAATCATGTCTGCTTGAGTTCCTTGAATTGGCGCATTTCTTGCTATTCCAGTAACTTTAACTTCTAAATCGTATTCAATTTTTTTACCTAATAGTATAGCATCTTTAACTTCTTTAAAATGTATAATATTATTACTTCTATCATTTAGTTTAAGAAAACCATTTGATAATGCAAAGTTTACATTATCTTCTACCATTTTAAATGTATCAGGTATTGTTGTTTTAATAGTAGTTAAAACTACTTTAGCTTCTTCTACTTTAATGTTCAAACTTCTAGCACATTTATTAGGATACATACCATATACAGTTCCAAATGTAATAGGTTTAAAATCTGTACGCATACTTTTATTATTGTGTTTATCAATAAGAAATGTACAGTATAAATTGTAGTTAAAAATTACATCAGGAATCTTACTGTGTTTAATATTAAATAGTGTTTGTAGCTTGTTTTCACAAGCTATCATTTGTTCTGCTGTTTTCCAACTAGAGTTTGCTAGGCCTGCTCTATATAGAAATATCATACGCCAACATTTAGTAGCAATAGGACTGTGAGCATCATCTTGTTCTACTGCCCATTTGTATAGTTTAATGTCATGTGCTTTATCACACATAATAACTACTTCTGCGCCAGCTAAATCAATTGTTAAAATATTATGGGTTAGCGGGTTTTCCACTGTAAACGGTGTTCTAAATGAAGGGTCTCGTGGTAGATTTTGGAAATTTACACATTCTTTATCGTGTTTTCCTCCACCTGATTGTAGTCTACCAGTAATAGCTGTTTCTGTTCTAAACAGTGTATGAATGTTATTAGTAACAGTATTTACTTTATTAATAAAAGAATCACCAAATGATGTAACACTGTGTTCTGCTGTTCTTAGTTTTAATAAAAGAATAGCAATGTTTACACCGATTTCATATTGTGGTATATCTTTATATAAAAGTATGTATTGTTCTAATTCATTACTGTTAGTAGTATAAGTATTATCTTTGTCTAGTTTGTCTAACTTAGTAGTTAGACGACCTTTTAGTAATACTTGTTTGAATGTCGGTATTTTGTAAATTAACTTTAGTTTCTGCTTTACAGGGAGAAGCTGATTAAACTTAGCATAAATTTCTATAATGTCATCAATTGATTTCCAATTAACTAATTGACTATTTAAAGTTAAACTATCAATTGTAGTATTACCAAATAAATCTGTTACATTAGTTTCTACTTTAAATATCCTTTCTTTGTTATATTTAAAGCTGCTAAAATTTAGCTTTAGACTTGCATTTCCTTTATTCTTTTCATATCGTACATAGTTGTCTAGTTCTAGTTGCAAGTTATGTGACAACACTTCATTATTTCTAGTATTTTTATTCCAAGCATTTTTATCTAAATAAAAACCTGCTAGTTCTATTTCAGCTGCTACTTTTAACAAAGGATTAGCTATTGTTTTAACATACCATAGTAATTTGTATTGTTCTAATTTAACAAGCTGTTTAGTCTTTATAGTTTCAAGATGTACAACATCATAAGCTGCATAAGTAATATGTTCAACTTTAATTTTATAACGTTCTATATCTACACCTATAAATTCCTTACGTATGTCTTTATAAAACACTGCTGTTTTAACATACCTAGTAGTTGTTTCTTCAAGAGAAAATAATATACCTAATGGATTATCTGTTGATACACCATTACCTCTATTTAACACTTGTTCTACTAACATAGTATCCCATACTTTGTTTAATCTAACTTGATAGTTTATTGCTATCATTTTATAATCAAACTTTATATTGTGTCCTATTATTAGTTTAGTGTTTCCCTGTAAATAGGAAAGAGCTGTAACTACTGTAATATTGTCAGTAGTCGAACAATCAATTACAAATTGATTATTACCAGCACCAATACTTATAAGTAGTATCCTATTCTTATGTGCATCTAATCCGTTAGTTTCAGTGTCTAACATTACGTTAGACACTTTACTAATTTCTAATTTTAAAACATTTAAGAATTCATCTTGTTCTAAAATTTGATAAATGCTATTAACCTCCGCATTTTTTGCTAATAGATAAATCATTTATTGTTTTTTTAATATCATCAATAGTCTCAGAATATCCATATATATTACCATCTGCAAAGTTACGAACTATATTATAATCTTTATCTACTAAAATATAATCATATACATCGTTATTACACCAATAAGAATAATCACTTAAATCCGATATTAACCATTCATTAATTTTAGCTATTAACGATTTTGATAATCTTTTGCATTTAAAAATTTCATATGCTTTACTTTTAGTCATAAAAATATAACCTACTTTACCACTGTCAAAATTGCAACCAAATGGTGTAGTAGAAAATACATAACCTGAATGTTCATACATATAAACTGGTAGTATAACAGCTATTGGAGCATCAGCTATAAATGCTTGTTTTAATTCACGCCATGAATCATAATTATCTGTGTTAAATTCTGTTTCATTTACAAAGTTATATTTTTTATGATAAATAGCTAACTTGCTATCTTCTCTTCCTTCTCTTGGAGAATCTGTCCAAGAATACTGTCTTATATTAAAGAAATAGCCATCCATTTCTTCTAGATGAATATTAGACAATTCATCTAGTATTATTTTTTTAGCGTGTATTTTAGATTCTTTTAATCCATAGCTAAATTTAGTATGTACTAAATCTTCGTATGATGTAATACTAACTAAGTATAACTTGTTATTCAACGAGTTTTCATAATTATGTATTTTTGTATTTGCTTTAATACTATCAGAAGCATTTATATGTTCCTGTATATTAACTACAAAGTCTTCGTATTCAAATTCTATCATGTTTTTTTAATTTAAAGAATAATTCATTAGATATTTATTAATAGGAATACTATTTTTAGTTTTTCTTTCTTCTATTAACCAATCATCGAATTTTAAAGGAGATTGAACAGCACTTTGATAATCTACTTCTGTTAATACTATTATGTACACAAAAGGAAATTTAATAATGTAAAGAAACCTGTTTAAATATTTTGTGTAACCTTCTTTTAATTTTTGAGAAAATAGAATTTTCTTTTCTGTACGCCTCTCTAATTTTACTTCTGTTGTGTTCATAAACTATAACCTCCTGCGAGGTTACGGAAATAGGTCTGAACGACACTTTAAATTTTATAGTAGATTGACCGTTTTCAGAATTAGGGTCTCCGATATGTTGAGACAAACAAACACCAGGATACAGTGATAACATTTTATAAAGTATAGCACTTGCGTGCATACATACAGCCCAAGAGTTTTTAACACCGTTCGCGGTGTCTTCCAGAAGTTTATACCAATCATACGTATTACCTACATTTAGGTCAATATCAAAAAAAATATAATTCCCAAATGGTTCTCGTGAATTAATTTTGTTTAATAATTCTTGAGCATCAAAATCAATTAAATCCCAAGAGCGTTTCCATATTGCGAACCCCCAACAGTCTGCAATTTCGGAAAAGAAGGTCTCCCCAACTGTACCTGTAAAAAAGTTTAAGGACGACAGCGAAAATACATCTTTGTTATTTTTATAAAACAATAATCCGTCGTTCATATATTTTAGGAAAAAGGGTGACGTTATTATGTCATCCTCTAAAACTATGCAGGCGGCGTGGTTGTTCAACACTTCTGTTATCCCAGAAGTAATATTACCGAAAAGACCAAAATTATGGTCTCTTTGATTTATTGTTAATGATTTAAATTTTTTTGCGTAACTCATAATTAAATCGTGCAACTGCTTCGTTTTAATTAAATCACTTACAATAGGCACATCCAAGAAAACGATTAAATCAGAATCCTTAGCTAATGTATTATTAGAAAGGGCTGATAATACTCTGTTTGTTAGTTCATACTTATTGTAAGCGAAAAGAACGATTGGGTAAACCTTCATACTAAGTATCTTTATTTAATATTTTAATTTTTTTTTTATTTCCTTTAACGTAGTTAATCTTGTTAACAGATATTATCATTAGCAATATATTATTGCGCTATTACTAGCACGACTTAAAGCTGTATAAATTAGTTTATAATAATTTACTTCATTTTCAGTACTTGCATATTTAAGGCAAATCTCCATATCTTTTACATCTACTATAATGTTCTTGTATGTTGAACCTTGTGCCTTATGTGTGGTTTGTGCATATGCGTAGTCAAAGTCTTTAGTACGCAAATCCTTACTTTGAAATTTAGTTTTAAATTTCACCGATTCCATATTATCCATTATAAGGTAACTGGAGACAAAATTATAATACTTTGCCCAATACTGCCTTCCACCATTCTTAGTGGCGTACAAGACACAAGAACAGACGTAGGACATATATGCCTCGTAAGATTCAGGTTTTATAAACGAAATTTTGTGAAAAATCGGATTCTTGGCTGCGGTGCTGTTTTTAGTCAAAACTACTTCATATGTTTCAAAGTAATAAGGTATCTTGTTAGTATCTATTAGTGTAACTGTATCATCTCTAACATCAGTTACTCTATATTCTTCACTATTTGAAAATAGTGAAGTTTTATCCTGATTTGTTATAGTTCTATAACATAACAGTACATCATTAATATTTAACATATCTATTAATCCAATATTTCTATGTATAAAGTTGTTAGCTTTTTTAATAGTATCATTAGTATAAGCTAGATACTTAGTATTTATATCGTTGTCATATGCTTTAACTATATTGTTTTGAAATTTATCAAAATCTGATAGTTTCAAATAACCTTCTTTATTTGCTGTGTAGTTTATAGGACTTTTAAATAACAAGTACTTAAACAGTCCATTGCTGTTGTCGTATAATTCTTCATATGTAACTTTTAGGTTGAATTGTTGTGTTAAATTAAATACAGTATCTAATAGTTGTACACCAACAACACGAACTGAAATATCGTGTCGAAGTGCTGCAAGTAAGTAGGATATCGGGTTAGTAATAGCCTGTCTAATAGGAACGGTTAAACAAGCATTATCAACAGACCTTAAAGCGTGTGAAATATGGTAATTATCGTTCTTATCTTGTTTCTCTTTAATTGGAGGTAGTTGATATTCGTCTCCAACGAATATACATTTTACATTATACTCTATTGCATCTTCAATGATTATATCATACAGTACTTTTTGACAAGCTGACATCTCGTCGTATATCATTATTTTTATACCATCATAAGCAGGTTTTCCTGTTTTAATAAATGATAATTTATTAGGGTTAATATCTAATAAATCAGCGTCGGCTTTAAAACCATGAATTGATTGAGCTGTTCTAGCTACTTTTCCTGTACGTTCTTCAAGTACAGTTCTGGCTTTATGTGTCATAGCACAAATACCAACATTGTTGTATTTATCAATTATAGCTTTAATCATTTCTGTTTTACCAGAACCGCCAATTCCTCGTATGGAAAATTCCACACTGTTGGTTGCTAAAAAAACATCTACTGAGTTTAGTAGATTTATTTGTTCAGTATTATATTGTATTTTTGTCATTTTTTTATTCTTTTATAGTTTTGTGATATTATAAACGGATTTACATACTCCTTTTCAAATACTACACTTTCATCTTCAATATCATTGATTTCGTCGTAGTTATCAGTTTTAACTGTAACTATAAACTTGTCTTTAATACTATTACAATAAATATATACAAGTATTTTATTTTTAAATTCAAGTATAATTTGATGTGTAAGTTCAGATGTTTGTATTAGTTTTATCCCACTAGTATTTAAGGCTTGCATTAATCCACTAGTATTTAGTGCATCTTCTGTTATTTTAATAATAGAAGAATAATAGGACATATTACTAAACAATCTATAATTGTCTAGTACTTTCTTCAACTGTTTAATCTGTTCGATTGACAGTATTAGTTTACTATGTTCAATCTTTTTTATTGGTTGTTCAAATATTGGTTTGTTCACTAAATTTAGTAACCCCATATTTCTTGATTATTAATTGTTTAATAAAAAAAGCCGTAATAATAATTCGTTACTACGGCTTCGACAATTTATTTAATTTCAACTCAAACCTTATTTGTTATATGTAATAGTAATACCTTCTGGTACTTCTATAAATCTAATAACATAATCTAGTATTGCCTGTTTATTTATACCATCTGTGGTATAAGAAACAAACGAATTATCAATTTTATTATAGTGCCATACATACAGTATTTTACTACGGTCATAAATATCTACTACATATTGTAATAGATGTTTATTTGTTCTAATTTTAATAATACCAACACCGTTTGCTAATGCAATTCCGTGTGCATCATTTTTACTAAAACTGAAGTTTTTACCTTCTATACTATAATACATTGAATCGTAATGTACTATAATAAAATCATTAATATCGGATGTTACTCCGTTCTTTACTTTTTCTATAAGTAAAGCGTTTACTACCTGAGCATTTGATGTTAATGCAACTAATAGTAGTATTGTTGTAAAAATCTTATACATATGTTATATGTTTAAATTGTTAATTAATAAAATAGTGAATGTAGGTAAAGAGCGTGTTCTTTTTTTACATCTTGTTTTTTTTTCTTTAGTATTTCAATGAAGGCTTTTAACTCTTCATTTTCTGTTTTTAACAGTTCGTTTTGAGCAGCTAGTCTGCTAATGTTGTTGTTTAGGTCTTGTGACCAGCTATCTAATACTTTTTCTTCATGTGTCATAACTTTCGTTTTTTTAATTCGTTATTAATAAGTTTTAAGTTTGCATGAAGTCTTGCTTCTTCTAATCTATGCTTATTTGTAGCATATTTAGGGAATACAAAATCATCATATTGTTTTGCTACTAATTTGTATTCAATTAGTAGTTGTTCGTTGTTTAATGTTTTATACATTGTTATTGTGTACTTTATATAAGTTAATAAAACATTGTTTATAACCTTCTAACTGACGTAAGTAGGATTCATGCAGGTACTTACTCAATTCTTTAAACTCCTGGTTTGCTTCATCTACTAAATTATTTTTTATAATTTTAGTATATAAGCTGTATAAACTAACATCAAATCTACTGTTACTGTATTTACAATAGTTTATTAGTTTATCTGATAGGTCAATTATTAATCTGTGTTTTTCATCCATATTGTTTATTGTTTATTATTAAAAAATGTAGTTTTGTTAGGGTAACTACTAAACCTCGCTTACATGTTACTTAATTATAGTATGTTTGCTCTTTATTTTTATTGTTTATATTTCATCGTTATAATTATCAATTATACAAGTTGGTGGAATAAAACAAGTAGTATTATTCATACTATTTAATGTTAATATCAAACCTTCTTCTAATTCATTAAATAAATCTCCTACTTTTTGATTGTCAAAACTTAGATGTTTTATTTTAAATTTATAGTATAGTGTATTTACTTCTTTAATTTTTTTAAATAATTTAATAGAATCATTTATAAAATCACTAGAGTTGTCTTGTAGTATTTCTGTATGATTAGAAGCATCTATTACTATTCCATTAATTGTTATTGTAGCTGATGCGTTTAAAATGTTTTCTAAATTCTCTGTATTTTGTTCTGGTATAAAAGGATTTTTACCATATTTTTTTTCTTTCTCTTCTTGATTCATTATGTTATTTGTTTAATTAAAGTTTTTTAGTTCTTATTCTTTGTATCATACATTCAGGAAATTTATCAATTCTTGAACTTGGGGATATATAAGTAAAATCTACCCAATACAAATTCTTTATTTTAGATACAGAAATTATTACGGCTTCATCTAATAATTCTACTAATGCTTTTTTATAAGTATTAATAGACATTCCCATAGTTTCTTCGTTAAACGTTAAATCAATAACTTCTGCTTTTCTATTAATATATAAAGTTATATAAAAATATAATAGCTTAGTTGCATTTTCCCATGTTGTTATTTGTTCTCTTATTGTTTCGTTAGTATATACTCTAGTATATACATCTGATTCTATTAAATATTTTAATAGCTTTCCTTTATCTTGAATTATTACAGGATTATCTAATGTTGGCTCTTCGTTAAGGTTGTTTGATGGTTTAATACTTTTAGTTCTTGAGTATACTTCAAATGTTCTTTTACTTCTAAATGGGTTTTTTATGTTAACATCTTTAAAGTTACCATTTAAAAGATTATATTTAATAGTGTCTTCTTTACTTAAAAATTTACTATTCATTGTGTTTGTTACAAGTTGTTTACTTTTTACTTTACTAACTGTTGAAAAATCTAACATTTTATTTAAATTTAGAAAACAAAGGTATGGCATTATTGTCAAAATTTGACAGAAATACTGTGATTTATTTGTATTGTATCGGTATCTGGAGGCCATACATAAAAAATCAAAAATTTACAGTTATTGATAAAAATAAAAAGATAAAGTATTGATTATCAATTGATTATCAAGGTAAAAAATTGCATAAAGATTACATCTTATGCACTTTTTAAAACCTGTTAAACTGTTGATAATCAATTGATTAGCTACAAGGTTTTAACCAATTTTTGTGAATGGTTGATTTTTATGTTTATTTGAGTATAAATAAATAATACCGAGTGAATGGCTTAATTGATTGTTTTAAAGGTCACGCCGCTTTAAAAATGATTTAGTCGCATGAATATACTACTAAATACAATCATTTGATTATACAGTTTAAAAGTGGTAATTAGGAGGATAGTCAAAATTGAAGTTTGACAGATTAAAAAAGCGGTTTTTAGGTGGTTTAAGACGTTATTTTTGAATTAAGATTGCTGGGTTAAAACTGAAAAAGTACAGTCTGGGTGTCTCCCTGTAAGTAAGAGTTCTAAGTAGATTAGTTGATTTATTAAGAACTCCTGCTTATGGGGAGAAGTGATGTTATAAATCATCCACCTCCTGAAATTGTTGCAATTGCATCGTCGTATAATACAGGTATTATTTTACTAGGTTCTTGTATCATTGCTTCGTCGTAATTGCCTTTTAATGCTTTACTGAATTTTCTACGTACATCTTCTAAAGATGTACCTGTTCCTATAATCATACCAGGAGTATAATCACAGTTGACTTCATACCATATGTATAAATATACTGTCATGATTTTTTCTTTTGTTTTTCTACTTTTAGTAGAAAATTAATTAATCCAAATGTTACTATTACATAGCATACTATGTAACAGAAAAATGTCACTGTATTCATGCTTTAATTTTTTAAATAAAAAACCCCTACTTGTTACAGTAGGGGCACAATGTTAACCAATGAGAAATTCAAACACCTTATACTCTCAATCTTAATGCATTAATACGTGCATTAACTTGAATTTTATCTGTAAAAGGTAATGACAATGTACTTGTCAATACCTCAATTCTGTTTATCAACTTTTTTACAAGATTAATTGCTTTAGCTTCTTTAGCTTTTGGCTCTTGTAATTTTTCTTGTTTTTTAAGGTATGATTTTACCTTAAACTTTCCAGGAACGTGGATTTTTTCAGCCATACTAATTAGTTATTTAAATTGTTAATAAATTGGTTCTGTATCTCTAAAGATTCAGCACCATAGTTTAATGCTTCTTGAAGCATAATCGTTGTTACTGTTGTCATTGTTAAAAGTTGTTATAACGTTTTTTAAAAGCAGAAAGGGAAGCTACATCTTTATTTGCCATAAATTGGTCTCTTTCGAGACATCTACGACGCAATAATCCTTTGTTAAACTTACCGTTAGAACAAATTTTTAATTTAGTATATGCTGTGTAAACAGGTTTACTAAAGTAATGATTTGTTTCTAAAGCATGACACAATGCGCTCTTTGGTATAATATGGTGTGTAGTAGATTTACCACCTATAAAACCAAACCAACCAGTGTTATACACTGTACAAGTTAATACTTGCTTTTGTACACTTGGTAAGTTTGGAAATTTACCATTAACTAAAACATAGAACTTGTTAAGTTCTTTGTTTCGCATAGTACATGCTTCCTTCTCAGTAAGGCTACCTTTATAAGTTTTAAAAGTATTGCATATTTGCATTACTTTCTTATAACCATTTCTAGTATTAGATAGAGAATGAATTCTCCAGGCAATTGCTTTACCTGTTATTTCTGTAATTTTCATACGTTTCCATATGATTTTACAGTCTTCATAACTAATATAAGAGCCATAGCCAACGCTATATTGCTTATTATCCCAATAAGGGATAGAATAAAAGCCTTCGCCTTTATTTAACACCTGAATGGCTGTAATTTCATTATTAATTACTGTTGTTTTTTTAGCTTTAGATTTTAAATAAGCATTGCTATGTTTAGCAACTTTCTTTTTATCTATTGCCATTTCTATTATTTCATCAACTACCTCTTCAGGTAGCTGTATCACTTTAGTAGGAGTAGTTACATTTTTCTCTGTTAATATTGATATTAGCAATATTAAAGATAATGCACTAAGGAATATTACTATTCCTTTTTTAATTTCCATACTAATTGTTGGTATTAATGTAATAGTTTTAATATCCCACTCATTTTGTTTGATTTGTTTAATATATACAAATCTTACCATACGCTTTAATTTAAATGTTAAAAAATAAACAACACTTAATATTTCTATTAAGTGTTGCTGTTGTTACTTACCACCTCCACCTCTGTTATTTTTACCAGGTATATGGTAATTTTTTGTGCTTTGATATGCACTGTTCCAACGTGCTTTGTCAGCCTCTTCCTCAGAGGCTATTGCAGCTTTAATATCAGGTGAAATATACAAAGTATAGGTATATGCTATTTCATTGTTGTCAAACCTGTTGTACTCACATATAAGTATGAACTTACAATTTTCACTTCCAGGTATATCCATTAATGGAATACCAGCTCTTAAATCACTACTGTTATTGCTATTATACATTTCTTTATAAGAAACACAGTCGTTTAAATAGACTGTTTTGTTATTACTTGTAAATCCAATAACACCGACTGATGTAGCTCTTGTTACAGGAACAGCATTGATTACACCTAAATCTAGTGTAAAGTTACTAGGTAATGTTGTTGCTGCAAATTCTACTTTTCTAGCATCAACTTTAATACCGACACCATCACCTACTACGATGATAATGTGTGACTTGCAATAGTTACGTATTGCAGCTAATGATTTTTTAATTTCTATAATATTCATATTATCTCATATATTTATACACCTTGACAGGTGTTATTTGTATTAAAAATATTAATTATCGTATCAATAGATAATCCCGCACAATTATATACTATTTAGTATATATACTATTACACTTTTAGTTGTAATAGGCAAATTTAGGTATAGTTGATTAGACTATTAATTAGTTTGCTGCCAAACTGTTAGTTAAAAATTAACTATCTGATAAGAACTTGTTTGTAAGCGCAAGTACAGTTTTATATTGTCCTCAATCAACGAGGCTGATATTGTAATCTATGTTAACGTACATAGATAAAAACGTTATATTGTAACAGCATGACCACATTTTGGACATTTCATACAATCTACTAATTTAGCGTGTTCTAAAGTAGTAGTTAATGTACTTCCAAATGGGTCAGTACTTTCAATATAATATACTTTGTTTTGTATTTCCATTGATTTTATCATTGGAAACCAACACAATTTACACATCATTGTGTATTTGTTTATCATTGCAAAAACTGTTGTTGTATTCTATGAAAGTTAGAATATCACTGTTAGTAAAATTGCTTTCACTAATAGAAACCCTATCTTTGTTTTCTGTCATGTCATTTTTATATGACATTGTACGGCATAAAGAGCCGTCAATATCGTATCCTAGATTTCTCCAAGATTTGTATTGTGTTGTACAAGTTGGCCAATTGAAAGCAGTGCAACAGTTATATGTTTTAACATTAGTAGATAAATCTACTAATATTTTGTAACATGCGCCATTGAACATTACATCACATTCGTCTGCTTTACAGTCAATGCAAAGAAGTAGTGCTTTTGTAGCATAAAAACCACCTTTTTTATTGTTCCAGTGGTTACTGAAACGTAGATTGGTTTTTTTCGATGAATAAAAACTCCAACTTCCTGCTTTATTGTTGTTAGATGCTACTGGTGTTAACCAGTTGATTATGTTTGATGCAATAACATCAAATACATAATAAGTTTTGTCGTACTTTAGTACCATTAGTTTGTGTTTAAATTGTGATTAAATAACTAAAATCAAGGATGATTTGTTATTTTTTAATGATTAAATGTAGGTTATTTTATTTAGTATACAGTGTTTTATACTGTATTGTTATTTCAAGTTAAATACTGTTGATTGTGTTGTTATTAAATAGTTGTAAAACTATGTGTTTAACAACTATAAATTTGTATTGAATTTGGAATAGAAAGAAGGTTAGGAGAAGTGTGGTTTGTGTGTAACAACGTTACACTATATCATTACTATACTTCTCCTATATTTATTACTTAGTATCTAATAAGAAATAACTAATATTTCCTATCTTAATGAAAAAACCTTTCCGCATTGTATTGTCATTACTAATTGCATAAACATAACCACTATTGGTTATATTCAGTACCTTAACATTTCCTCTACCATTGATAACATATGATACAAATGTATCACTGTACCAATGTACTTGTCTTGATACTGATGGTTTATACACACAGTCTTTTAAATTACCTTTCATATCATTACTCCAATTACTTGTTTGTAATTGTGTAATAAAGTAATCATACACTGTTACTGGTGTATCTGTTTGGGTATCTGTTTGGGTAATTGGTGTACTGGTTTGAGTAATAGTTTGGGTAATTGGTGTTTTATATTTAGTAGCTAGCTCAATAAGAGCTAGTTTAAATTCTTTGTGAATTCTTACTAAGTGAACGATTCGTTCAATAGTAATTGCTACTAGTATTGTACAAAGTACAAATAATATTGCATACTCTAATGGTGATTCCGTAAGTTTTTGTTGTATTATATTAAGCATACGTTATGTATTTATTATTGTTAATAATATAGTTTCAAGTTTTAGTTTCAAGTTGGTTTTGTTGTTTTACAACAAATCACACAAGGCAACCTAAATGGTTTACCTTGTGGATTGTTATAGTTCTATTTATAGAATTATATAGAGTAACCTTAGTGGTTTACTCTATATAACCTGCATTAGTCCCAAAGTATCCACCTAGTTTCATCCGCAATAATAGCGGATTCTGTTTCGCCTTCTTCCAAATAGAATGGCTCTGTGTTCCCTTCCCTACACATAAATGACGCAAAATACTTTGCATCATCCACTAAGATATAGTGGTAACCAGTGGCTGCACATTGTGTACAACCACTGCATCCGCATGTATGAGATGCAGATTCTGTTCTTAAAAACACTATCATAAAAGTATTTTAAAATGTAAAAAATTGAAAACTAATAAATTAAACTAACTTCTGCATTGATGCGCAGAAGTCAATGTAGCCTTTATATTCTGCTATCTCTTTAGTAGTTGCCTCGAACTCCATTCCTATTTGGATGTAGTGGTCTTGCCACTGCTGAATGGAAAGTGTTTTACATCCTATTTGAATATAGCCATTGCTATACCAGCATACAGTAAATCTGTGTGCTGTTATAACAACGCTTCTTTTAATAGTTGAATTGTCATCAATATAGGCGTTTTCGCCTATCGTAACGTCATCACCAATGTAGGTGTTGTCACCTATTGTTACGTCGCTATTTATTCTAACGTCATCACCTATTGTTACGTTTTTGCCAAATTTTACGTTGTTGCCTATTATGGCGCTTTGGCTTATAACAACGGAAACTGAGTTTAGCTCCTCTTTTAAAGAGCTAATGTGTTCATAATTGAAGATTTTGTTGTTTAAAATACAAACTTTCATAATTTTTAATTGTTTAATTGTCTATTGATTAATTAACAGAACTATGTAGAGCAACCTTAGTGGTTTACTCTACATAACCTGTTGTGTAGACTAATCGTCTACACGTGCTAATTCATCCGCATGGACGATTGGAGCACGTTGTGCAGTTAATACATCTCTACTAATTGTTTCTGATACTGTTTCCAGTATCATTAACAAACTAGAATTTGGTTTTAATGTTGTAACGGTAGGTGTTAAGGTGTTGCTTGTTCTTTTTGACACAACACCATTTTTGTCTGTCCAAGTTTCTCCTGTCAAACTAACTGCAGCTGTAAATGATATTAAACAGTGCGTCAAGTTTGGTATCATACGGGATACCCCCGCAGAAACACCATTTCTATAAGCATTTTCGGCTATCGTTTTTGGAACGATTACAGTCATAATTGTCTTATCATTAAGTGTCATAAGTACATTACCATTGCTTAGTGGTCGTGCAGACAGAATTGTTGCGTTGTTTACTACATAACCATTTGCCTTTAATTTAAAAGATACACTTCTTGAAGTGTAAATGTCTTTGTCTTCCTGAGTTAACGCTGCGAAAGCGTCTTTGTTAATAAATATCATAATGTAATTAAAATAGGTGAATAAAATTAGTAGCATCATTGCCACTAAATATCTTTATAGGTTAAACAAAAAAGGCACACATCGCTGTATGCCTAATCAATAAACCAATCTTTTGCTAACGATTTGAAACAACACAATCAGTGTAATGTAATTGTAAATGATAGATTATATCACTAAACAATTATAATACAACACTGATTGTGTTGTTGTACCATAGTTTGATTGAGAACTTGTTAGTTCACAATTAAAACTATGATAGTTGCTAATATTAATTCACTAATACTAAATCCCGATTTTGGAATTTGTTATTTAGTGAGGGGGAATTGGCAACTCAAGTTTTAGCCGCACGTATAAGATTGATGTGGGTTACACCCTATTACTCTACCTCACTTAAATTTTTTTCTATTTTTTTTCTATTTTTTATTTTCCAATCCTACTTACCAATTACTACCAGTTTTATTTACCAGTTTTATTAACTAGTCCTATTAACTAGTCCTACTTACTAATTATATTAACTAGTCCTTTTCTCCTTTCCTATTTTTTTCTTATATTTTTATCCTGGTCAATTTGTAAATACCCCAACATAAATAAACAGTATTTTGTTATTAAAACTTCTATTACTATCATACTTGTTTTTTATATCTTAATATTAATGCTAACATTTCTGATAATATCCAATAATGTAATAAACCTATTAATGCTATTACCATGATGTGCTGTACTATTTCTAATATCATTGTTTATCTATTTAATAATAATGCAACTATAATAATTAATAGGACTATAAATCCTGCTACTATTAATTTAGTTAATTTTTGAATATCAAATTCCATTGTTTTTAATTTTTATTGTTTTAATAATTTGTCTAACTTCTTCTTTGTAGATTTGTTTTAATCTACTTCTTACATAATACATTGATGCTTTAATTTTGCTTTGTTTTTTACTTATTATTGTCATATTTATTGTGTTTAATAAAAAAAATAGGATTGCGGTTATTACTGTTTCAGGGCTTTATTGCGTTCGGTGTAGGCTAGATTTTCTTCATCTGTTAAGATTGGTTCCGATTTATTTGGTGTTGGTGTGGCGTTCCAGAATGTGTCATTATCAATAATTGCATTAGGCATAATTAGATATTGAGTAGTTACAGCAAAATTGCTAATACAAATATACGGTTAACTCCAGACATTACAAAATTATAAATACGCTGTATATAAACAGTAGGTAGATATAAAGGTTCTGTACTAAGGGGAGAAGTAAATAAATAAGGTAATAATTTGTAAAATAGTACAATAGGGTGTATCTTTGTTTTATAATTATAAAGTTATGGTTTTTGATACAGTTCAGGAAGAAATAATTGAAGGAATAAAACAGATGTTGTTAGAAGATTTTAATTTTAAGTTTTCTACAATACAGATAAAGAAACTAATTGAACATCAATCTTTTTTTGCTATGCAGGCTATTGAGGCACAGCAGGAAGCGCCAATAGCTTACATAGGAAAATTTGCATTAGTACCAGAACTATTAACAAATAGATATGGTAAAAAAAATGTAGAATTTATAGAGAATGATACTTATAACATTATAAAACAAAAAGAAGATGCAAACGTTAATAGAAGACTTAAAATATTTAATCTTGGAATTGAGAACGGAAATTACGATTAATAATAAAGTTGTTGATAATGACCAAGCTATTGCGTTTTTAGATAATGCAAGAAACAAAGGAATATCAGATGCTAACATAAGCAAGTGTATATTTGTAAATATAAATAATACAAAAACTAAATTAATAAACATATGGAACTTATCAAGTTCAATAAAGCAACAGGTAGCATAGAAATTAATTTAGATAGTATATTTTATGTAACTGAAATAAGAGAAGTAGTAAAGAGAAAAGGACAAGTTGTATTAAACGAAAGACGTATCAATTTTATAAAAGAGATTGAGTATATATTTTATATGGCTGATTGGTCAGACAATAATCAGTTTGTAAATTTAAGTGATAAAGAAAGAAATTTAGCAGCTAAGGAGGCTTGTGAACTCCCTGTAAAATGGGAAGCTGATGAACTGATAAAAAGAGCTGTTGATAAATATATTAAGATACAACAAGATTATAGTCCAACAGCTAAAGCATTAATTGCATTAAAACGAGGATTAAGAAATACAGCATTGTATTATGAAAACTTAGGTAAACAAGTAGAGAGACATAATGATACTTTAGTTAAATTAAATTTAGAAGCTACATCTGCTCAACCAGATGCTTTAGACCAAATTATAACACAGGAAGAATTGTTAAATACTGTATTAGCAAATGCAAGTAAAGTATTACTTGAAGCACCTGCTAAATTAGAAAAAGCATTATCAGAAATTGAATCTTTAGAAAATAGGATGCGTACTGAACAACAAAAAAAGATAGAAGTAGTTGGTGGTGGCAATCCTTATAACCGAGAATAATATGCTAGATAAATCAGAGTTACGTAATATACAATTTGACGAACCTACTCATAAATATAAAGATGAAAAAGGTTATGACTATATAAGTGTAACTACGTTAATAGGTAAAGTTGAACAAGATTTTGATAAAGTATATTGGGCGGTGTATAGGGCTTTAGATAAAGCAAATTATAGACCAAGACCTTTTTACGAAACAAAAGAAATTGAATGTTTAATAAACAACAAGAGACATAAACTACCACTTAGTTTTTACACTAAAGATACATTACCAGTTATTAATGCTGCTAATAACATATTAAATATATGGGAACAAATTACAATGGATTCTTGTATATGGGGAAATTCCAAACACAAGTTTTTAGAAGATTGTGTTAATGTAGTTAATGATGATGAAAAGCAAAAAATAAAAATACATAATTTAGTAAATACAAAATCTAAATTTGCTTATAAGATAACAACAATAGCTGAATTTAAAGATTCGCAGTTAAAAGATGTTTATCCTATAATACATAATAAGTTATGTGAATATCTAACTAATGGTTGGATTATATATGCAGAGAAACGTGTTTATCATTCAAAATATAGAGTAGCTGGTACAATAGATATTTTACTAGTTAAAGATAAGCAGTTTATTATATTGGATTGGAAGACAAATAAAAAAGAATTAAAGTTTGAGGAAGGGTACTACAAAAAAGTGTGGAATAAAGAACGCACAGTAAAAATTGAAACTGATGAATTTGTTAATACAAATAAAGGTTTAAAATTTCCCTTAGAACATTTACCTGCTTGTAAAGGAAGTACGTACACTTTACAGTTAAGTTTATACGCTTTAATAGTAGAATCTTGGGGTTTAAAATGTAAAGGTATTATACTTTGTCATTTTAGAACTAAGTTAGATAAGATAGGTAATCCAATATTAGATAATGCAGGTGAACGCATTGAACATACTCCAGTAGTTTATAGATTAAATTACTTAGAACAAGATTGTACAGATTTATTAAATCATCGTTATACACAATTAAATTAATATTATGCAACAAAGTTTTGTATCGGCAAATGATAACTTAGCACTTATAAAAAGTCAGTTAACAGAAGTAAACAACCAGATGTTTTTAACAGGAATCAATCCAAAAATCAATGTATCGTTTATTGATAAATTAGTTATTCTATTAGCTTATGTAAAAGATGCAGCATTTGATTCAAATGGTAATTTTAGTTTACAATGGTTTAATCCTTTTAAGTGGGCAGCCTACTTTAATATACTAAAAACAATACTATCGTTAATATGGGATATTGTAATATCATTAAGAGGTTCAGGTATAAATCCTATACCATTAGGTTTAATAAACAATGAAAAAGTAAGTTAAGTTATAGCGGACAAGTTGTAAAGTTGCCCTATGCAAAGATATTTGTATAGGGTTTTTTTTATGTAAAAAATATAATATGAAAAAATTAGATGATAGTATTGCGGTAGCTACGATAAAAAAAGTAGTTATCAATAAAGGTTTTAAATGGTTTGACAATGGTAGTAAATACGATTTAAACATTGTAGGTATTAGAAGTAAAGATTTTGTACTTGACAGTTTTAATGATTTGATTACTGTATCTTTTTTTGATGGGTCTGGCTGGGTTTGTAAGCAGTATGTAGCTACTGTTGATGCAGGTTTGTATTATTACGAACATCCTATAAATAAGGAAGGCACAGCTTCTTTAGTTGAAGGTCAATATTTAGGGGCATTTGGGCTTGGATTACACAAAGGTCAATATTCCTGTTTGGTTCAAATTAAGCCGTTGACAGTCAATAGGAACAGGTTGGCGCAAGGTTTTCCTATTATGGGGAGCAGTGATTTTGGATTTTTTGATATTCAAATACATCATGCAGCTGTTAATAGTTTAGTAGATGTAGTTGGTAGATATTCAGCAGGTTGTCAAGTAGTTAACAACATTGATGATTTTGATGAATTTATGAGTATTATAAATAAGACTAAACAAGTAGGTTATGTACCTAAGTTTACTTATACATTAATTAATGAAAAAGATATAGACAATGTCAAACAACAGGTTAATGTATAATATGACCTTTTCGGAAGAAAAACAATATATGCAAGAACATATAATTGATGGTTATAAATGGGTAAAGGATTATTATACTAATACATTTGATACTACTAATAAAGTTAAATTGTATAAATGGGAAAACATTAAATTTATAAATACCCATTTAATAAGTAATGCAGCAATTTATCATAAAAAATATGGTACGTATCATAGTATAGATGCTAACAAGAATCCTAGAGCATATAAAGAGTTTTGGGATAGGTGGGAATATAGAAGAAGAAACGGTATATTTTTACCTGTAAAATGGAAAGATGAAAGTGGCGGTAATTCAGATACAGATATTGAAAACTTATGGATACCTCCAAAAATGGTAGGATTTTTAAACTTTGCACCTATTACTAGAACTAAAGACCCAGACGAGATTAGTGTAAGAGATGCAACGTTAAATAGCTTTGACCAACAAAATAAAGATAAATCAGAAGAGACATTACGTATGTTTTTTAAAGGTTTATCAGATAAAACAACGGCTGAGATTACGTATGATTTTCCAGACTTTTGGGATGGTCACTATCATACTTGGTTAGCTATGAAGTTTGCAGAAAACATAGGACTAGATATAGCAGTAGGTAAAAGCCGTCGTAAAGGTTTTTCGTATATAGGTGCATGGGATGCTTTTGATGAGATTGATTTAAATAAACAAATTACTGTATTACTAATAGCGCATGATTCTAAATACATGACTAAAGGTGATGGGATAATGAACATGATTTATAAGTACAGTGATTTTATTAATTTACATACAGATTGGAATAAAAGAAGGTTGACAGAGAATGAAACAGAATTAAAGTTTGGTTATAGATATAGAGGACAGTCAGGAGAATTTGGTTATTTAAGTAAGGTATTAGCTTTATCAGCAGCTGATAATCCAGACTGTGCACGTGGTAAGATGGCACGTAAGATTAAATATGAGGAGTGTGGTTCGTTTCCTAATTTATTAGAAACAATAGAAGCTACATCATCAACAGCTGAATCAGGTGGGTACACAGTAGGACAATCTACATATTGGGGAACAGTTGGTAGTGCTGATGCAGACTACGCAGGTTTATCTGAAATATTCTACAATCCAACAGGTTATAACTGTTTACCTTTTAATAATACATTTGATGAAAATCAAATAAATACACCTTGTGGTTTATGGTTTGGTCACATACAAAATTACGAAGGTCACATTGATAAGTTTGGTAATTCAGATTTAGAAAGTGCAAAGATAGATTATGACAAAAGAAAGATTATAAAGTACGAACAATCAAATGCAAGTGCTTATATGAAGTGGGTTGCAGAACGTGCTATAACTCCAAGAGAGGCTTTTAATAGAGGTACGCAGAATTTGTTTAGAATACATTCAGACAAAATACAAGCACGTCTTAATATACTATCGTCTCCTATTTATAAAGGATATGCAAGGTATGGTAAATTAGAAGTATTAAAAGGTATAGTTAGATTAAAGACGTTAGATGAATTTAAGGAGTATGCGTATCACTTACCTATTACAGATACAAACGATATATTAGGTAAGAGTTATGATTTACATGGTTGTATAATTGAGTATGAATCTCCGTTTAAGTTAACTGAAAAGGATAAAGAAGAGTATAGACAGTATACTCCGAGCAACCTATATTATGTAAAACACGACCCTTATGCGACAGATAAAGACATAGATGATATTTCATCAGTTAGCTCATTAGGTGTAGCATACGTTCACGAAAGGACAAATAATGCAACAACGTCAAAAGGAGACCGTATAGTAGCGTCATGGATTGGAAGACCTGCAACAACAGATGAATACAACGAACAACTATTACTTTTGTGTATGTATTACAACGCTAAGATGTTATTTGAAAATGATAGAGGACAAGTAGCACCTTATTTTAAACAACACAATGCGACTAAGTGGTTACAGGAAGAACCAGAGATGTCAAGTTTAAAAGAGATAAGTGGAAAGACAGGTCGTGTATATGGATTTTCAATAGGTAAAAATTTAAGAAGAAAGATGGAAGGTGCAAAGATGTTATGTGACCATTTTGGTAGAGTTGTAGGTAAAGATGTAAATGGACATGATATTGCTTTTGTAGATACAATTTCTTGTAAAAGGTTACTAAGAGAAAGTTTACGTTGGAATATGAAAGGTAATTTTGATTGTATTTCAGCTATGATAGTTGGAGAGTTTCAAGACTTAGAAATAACAGATAGTATATTAATAGAACCGACACATAGTAGCAAAGATAAATTCTTTAGTAGAATGTGGGGTAAGACTTCTTAATGATATATAAATTATGGGTACAATAAAACCGTTACAGAAGTTACCATTAGCAAAGAAATTAGAATTAGTAAATGGAGCATCTGTACCAGCTTGGATAAAAGAAAATGCTTTGTATTGGGTACAATACAATGGTTTTTTATCAACAGAACATTTAAGGATTCAATCAGATTTTGATATAGCAAAAGGATTAATAAATCCAGATGATTATGAATATGTAACTAATCCTTATGCTGTACAGGGAGATGCCAAAAAGGATTATCCTGCTAAGTTAAGAAACTATGATATAATTAAACCTGTTATAGTTAGGTTATTAGGAGAACGTAAAGAACGCCCTAATACAATATCGGTAGCAGTTAACAACTCGGATGTATTGTCTTTACAGAAAGATTATCACGATAACTTAGTAAAAAAACATCTTACGGAATTGTATTTATCGGAGTTAAAGAAATACGGGTTTGATGTACAGGCACAACAACAAGTTGATAAATCAGAATTAGAGAAAGAATTAGAAACACCATATTTAGACCAACGTGCTATTAGAGGACAAACGGCTTTAGAGTATATAGATAGTACACAAGATTTAGAATCTAAATTTCAAAGATTATACTACAACTTTTTAATATGTGGTTGGTCATTTTCATTTAAAGACATAAATCATAAAGACGTTACATTTGAGGTAATACATCCTCAACAAATATCAGTAGCAGGTTGGGACACATCTTCACAGTTTGCAGAAGATGCAGAAGCAATAGTAGCTAGATACTATTGGAATATGAGTACAATAATAGATAAGTTTAGAGAGTATTTATCAGATGAACAAATTGATTATTTAACATTAAATAAAGAATTAGGTTTAGGTAATTCACCTTTTTATGAATTACGTGGTGGTAATACAGTATCACTTAATGCATCAGGATTAATAACAGTAGAACATATAGTTTGGAAATCATTTAGTAAACGCGGTATTCTTACTTACATAGATGAAACTGGTCAACCTAACGAAACTGAAGTAGATGAGTTTTACAAGATTGAAACTGATAAAGGTGATTTAGATGTTCAATGGGTTTGGGAAAATGAATGGTGGGAAATATGGAGAGTAGGTAATAGTTTAATGGTAGATGAAAAATGTTATATTAAGTATGGAGTAGGACAAGTACAACGTACACAAATAAACAATACATCTATTTGTAAGTTACCTTATAACGGTGCTTATTGGGGTTATACTAAAGATGCGATTGAAGGTATTGTAAGTAAAGGTTTATCATACCAGTTATTATACAATATATTTCATTACAGATTTGAGTTAACGTTAGCTAAAAACAAAGACAAACTATTACTATTCCCATTAGGTTTAATACCTACTGATAAAGGTTGGGACACAGATAAATGGTTTTACAGTATATCGGCTTTTAGTATAGCGTTTTTTGATGAAAGTTCTGATAAGGCGTTAGCTGCTTATAACTCGATAAAAGAAATAGATTTATCATTAGGTCAATATATGAAAGAGATGTGGTCTTTTATGAAAGAAATAAAAGACGAGTTTTGGGATGTAGTTGGAATGAATAGACAACGTTATGGAGAAGTACAAGCATCTGATAGAAAGTCTGTAACTGAACAAGCTGTATTTAGAAGTGCAATAGCTAATCGTGAAATGATAGCTATGTTTGAAAGATATAGAGAAGTTGAATTAGATGGTTTATTAGATTACAGTAAGATGGCTTGGATAGGTGGTAAACAAGAAATGTTTACTACTAGTACAGGAGACCGTAGTATGTTAGATATAGATGGTGCAACACATATGGATTGTCAATTTAGTGTACACGTATCTAATGGTGTTGATGAACAAGCTAAGATTAATACTCTTAAAGAGTTGTTTCAACCTATGTTACAAAATGGTGTACCTGCTTCGACTATTGCTGAAATTGTAGATTGTACTAACGTTTCTAAGATTAAACAGTTAATTAGAGAAGGTGAAAAAATACAACAATCTGTACAACAAGATGCAGCTAAATTACAGCAGACACACGAACAAACATTACAGAACTTTGCAATGGAACGTGAAAAGATGAAAACTGATGCAATGATTAAAGTGGCACAAATAAGTGCTGATGGTAAGACAGAACAATCATTGATATTAGCTGATTCATTTAATGCAGCAGGAGGAGATGCAGACCATGATGGTATAGGTGATAGTGAAGAAATTATACAACGTCATTACAATAGAGCTTTAGAAGCTGCGAAGTTATCTGAGACAATGAGAAAAAATCAAGTTTCAGAAACGGAAAAACAGCAAAAGCTAGGATTAGAACAACAAAAGATTAATATTCAGAAATCACAAATAAATAATAAATAATATGTCAGGTGATACAAGTTACGATAACTTATCGTTAAGTTCGGCACATAGAGAAGCAACTCCATTAGCACAACCTGTTGTAACACAAAATGAAAGTTTTGATACAGCAATGTATACTAGTGATAATGCAAAGGAATTAGGAGGTTTTGTTTTTGATGTTAATGGTAATTTAATTAATAATACAGGTAATGTAATATTAGATAAAGCAGCTGGTATTCAAAAACTTAAAGAGTTACAAAGCAGACCTACTGAACAACAAGTAAATACAGAAGCAAAAGCTATTGAACCTGTTTACTATATTAATGAAGACACAGGAGATTTAGTACAAGAAGATGGTACAATAGTAAAAAAGAAAGGCGATTATACAGAAGATAAAGATGGTATTATTGTATTAAAACCAGAATCTAGATTAAAGTCTGTATTAGATTATTATACAGAAAAGGGTTTTGACTTTAAAGATGCAAATGGTGCAAGTTTAGAGTTTACAGATGATGGTGAAAGTATAAAAGCATTAACAGAATATGTTGCTAATAAATCTTATGAAACTAAGTTTAAGCAAACGATAGAACAGATGCCAGAAGTTAAGGCATTGATGGAGCATATTATTACAGGGAAAAACCCATTAGATTTTTATCAATCAAAATTACAAACACCAGACTATTCTAACTTACAAATAGACGAAGCTAATCCTAATCAAGTTAAACTAGCTTTATTAGAGTATTATACTAAAGTATCAAATTTAGATGAAACATCTGCAAATGCTTTTATTAAAATGGCAATTGATTCAGGACAATCTAAAGAGTTAGTTAAAGTAGCTATTGATGGTTTAAAGAATTGGAGCATAAACAATACTAAGTATGAGGAAACTGAACGTGTTAATGAAGTGCAGCGATTAAAAGAAAGTACAGATAAACATTGGACAGGTGTAAGAGAAATAGTAATGAAAGGCAAATTAGAAGATATTGCAATACCAGAGAATGAGCGTCAATCGTTTTTTGATTTTATAGGTAAAGATTCTGGTAATGGTAAGACTAAAGCAATATCTGCGTATGAGACATTAGCTACTGAACAAAGATTAAAGATTGATTACTTTTTGTTTAAAGGTTTAAACTTAGATACAGTAGTTAAAAAAGCAATACAAAATCAACAGGTTGATAATCTGCGTAGGCGTTTAGCAAAGGTTACTACTGAAAGTAGTATACCAACTACAAGAATTAACAATCCTAAAAACTATGACAATTTGCGACTTAATAATATAGTTTAGATAACAGGAATTTTTTAATTTAATTAATAATTATGAGTATAAGGTCAAATATAGTTGTACATCCAGAAGGTTATGATACTAGTGGATTTACAGACCAGAATTCGTTAGTAAGGGCTATGCAAGATAGACCAGATATTCTAACACCACTTGTTACAATGTTAACAGGTAACTACTCTAACAGATTTCCATTGTCATTCTTGACAGAAGGAGCAGAAGGTGGTAGTAAAGGAATAAACAATATCCAATACGAGTACAACGTAATGGGTCGTTTAAAAACAACAGAAACAGTAGTAGAAACATCTTACAGTTCAACTGATACAATTGGTTTGTATTTAGAGCCTGTATATGTTGTATTTGCTTCTAAATGGTTTCCAAAAGGTTCGGCTTTAATTAGTGCAAGTGGCGCACAGGCTTATGTACTTTCAGAGCCTACACCTGTATCTAATGGTTATCGTTATGAGTTAAAATTAAGTGGTGCTGATAGAAGTGCAACTATTCCTTATTCTGATATGATTTCAGGTGCAATTTGGGGTAGAGTTGGTGGTAATGCAGTAACTGAATCACGTTCGATGGGAACATATGAGCCGCATCAGACACCAGGTAGACGTAAAAATCAGATTTCTTTACTACGTCAATCTTACAGAATTGCAGGTAATATTAGTAACAAAAAGGTAGAGTTTCAAATTGTTAATTCTACAAACGGTATGACTAGTTACTGGTTAGAACACGTAGAGTTACAACAAATGATTGCTTGGAAAGAACGCAAAGAAATGACGTTATGGACATCTAAATACAACAGAGACAACAATGGTAACATTGTACGTATTGATAATGATTTACAATTACCTGTACCAGAAGGTTCTGGGTTAATGGAACAGATTGTTAATGATGCGACTTATACTAAGTTAAGCGAGAAATTAATTCGTCAAATTGTAGGTGATGTATTTAGAGGTGTTGCAGACACTGATTTAATGAAAGTTGAAATCTTTTGTGGTAGTGGTTTTCAAGAGGAGTTTGATATTGCAATGAAAGGCAGTGCGTTATTTACAATTGTATCAGCAGGTCAAGGCTTTACTGATAATTTTGTACGTAAGTCAGGAGATGGTTTACAACTAGGTGGATATTTTACATCTTACAAACATGTTGACGGACATATTATTACATTACGTCGTTTACCTTTTTTAGATGTAGGTGCATATGCAGACCGTTCTGGTAAACATCCAACATCATCATTTCCACTATCATCTTATGAAGCATACTTTGTAGATATGTCTACTTATGATGGTCAAAAGAATTTAATGATGGTACATGAAGAAGGTCGTCAAGAGATTCGTGGAGTACATCAAGGTATGTCACAACTAAGAGGTGGTGGTTATAGTGATAGTGCTTATACAAGTAATATGAATATGCTATCTTTAGCAACTGAGCAAGACCAATCTAGTATACATTATATGTGTACATTGGGTATTCAAATGTTAAAAGATACGCACTCGTTTAAATTACTACCATCAATTACAGGTTATTAATAATTTATAAATAAACAATAATGGAAGAGAAAGTAGCCGTTGTGGCAATAGAAACTAAATATCCTTATACAAAAGAAAAGAAAATTTGGTTATTAAGACGACACAGACAATCAATACTTCCAGAAGTAGGAATGTCTGTTAGTTCCGCAGAAGATTATCGTGTATATATAGGGGGTGCTCACGCATCTAGAACTAGCAACAGACCTTTAGGTCGAACGATATTTAGTGAAGAAGAGGAACGTCGTCTTATGCCAAAGGTTGTTGGTGTATCTAATAGTCATATTGAATGGGATAGTAAGTTAGATGAATATTGGCATAATTTTTTAGTTGCAATACCTTATGGAGGTATGGAATTAAATGTTAGTACAAGACATATAAATGTAGAAGATAGAGTAGGAACTCCTATTGATTATTTTCACTATATATTATATCATTACTGTTTAAAGTATGGTGAGGTAGCTAATTCAAAAGATGACGTTTCTAAAAGTGGAAGAATACGTGCTTATTTATGGAGTAGAGAAGAGCAGATTAAACGTGAAAAAGAAAGCCAAGATTTAAAAGACGAGGCTATTATTAAACGTATGCAAATACAGAGAGATGAAGTATTAGTTAAAGATGTGCTATTACTTGGCGGCTTACCTTATACAGGGACAATTACTGAATTACGTATTCAGCTTGCTAAATTTTCAGAAGAACAACCTACGACATTTTTAGAAATAGCTAAGGATAAAAGTATAACTGATAAAGCAATGATTGAACGTTATATACGAGTAGGTTTCTTATATAGACCATTAGGTACTACATCTGTTATGTATGATAATGTTCCTATTGCTCCTAATTTAGATAAAGCTGTATTGTGGTTAAACTTAGCAGAAAACGCCGTAACCAAAGAAACATTAAGAGTTAAATATTCACAATTATAGTTATGAGAGTAGAAGAAATGCACATAGATTTCAGGACTTCCTTTCAAAGACAAGGTAGTTATGATTTTGGTACTTTTAGTGAGGATGAAATTGATTTAGCACTTAATGAAGCACAAATAAATTTAATACGTGGGTACTTACGTAATAAAGATAAACAAAAAGGTTTTGAGGCAAATTCGATTACTTATACAGACCTAGAGAATTTAATAGTAAGAGGTTATACTTTATATCCTTATATTATAAATGATAAGAAAGTAGGTATAGAATTACCGCAGAATTTCTTGGAGTATATAGAAAGTAGAAGTGTAATAACTTGCGATATTCAGACAAGGGCGTATCAACAACTTAGTATAAAATTTTTAGTACCTGTTATACCAATAACAGATTTGAGTATTAATATATCAAGTAGAGAAATACCGAATTTTCCGATATGCAATTTAAGTGATACAATAAATCTTACATCTTTATTAGCTGATGTTGATACTTATTACTATTTAAAGAATTTTATATTAGATTCTATTAATAATGTAAAGCAAGGTATTAATGCAACTTATGAAGGTAAGGGAATTTATAAGGTTACTTGCGATTCTTCTTTTTTACTTAAACGTTTAAATTTAAAGTATAAAAATGCAAATGGTATAGAGTTTAAATATGACTATATGCCAACAGGTGTATCAGGTGTATTATTCTATTCTGGTAAAGATGAAGTAGAAATACCAAATAGATTAGTAGCACACGAAGATATAAATTACATAGTACAAAATCCTTTCTCAAGACCTAGTGCAATTAATAATGTAGTAGAACTTGCAGCAGGTAAACTATTTAATTTACATAAACCAGATAAGGGCATTAAAACTATTAATTTAGATTACATACGTAATCCTAAAATGATTAGTTTAAGAAATGACCAGACGACTGAATTAGGAAGTACATATGGTTCTAAAAATGCAATAGCAACACGAATTGTAGATTTAGCTGTTTATACAATAGCACTTAGAATTGGTGGTGCAAATGCACAAGGCGAGGTAAGTTTAAATAATAATAATAATAATTAATATGGAACAAGTTATAGTTGCGCAGAGTGTGGGCTATTTAGCAAAACGTGGTGGTGGTACAATTAGTGTAGCATCAGACGTCGGGTTATTAGATACAGGTGCAATTGCTTTAGTTGATTCAGATGGAATTTTAATTCCTGCTGGTGCAACAAATACAGCACTTGCTAATGCTAAAGGTTTTAAAGTATATTGTGGAACAGCAAATCCAGGTAACTTTAAAGTAACAGGAATAATTAAGAAAGACGCACCAATACAAACTAAAAGTTTGTATCATGCTCCTGCAATTCAAGTAATTACAATTGGTAATGTTGCAACAAGTGTAGGTTCATTTGGTTTTCCATCTGTATTTATAGATGGTCAAACACTTGATTTTTCTATTTATTCAAAGACACCTAGTTATTTAATTCATACGATTCCACGTCGTTATGCTGTGGTTACTTATGCAACTGATACGTCAAACAAAATTCTTGACAGACTGATTGCAATGATTAATGCTAACACTAATAGTGATATGACAGCAGCTGCTATTGTATTAGGTGGTGTTACAACAGGCATTACTTTGACAGCAAAGGATAATCGCGTATACGGTGTAGGAGTTAGTGGAATTTCTACAAGTGCAAGTGTTTACACAGATGGTACTAACGGTTCTGTATTATTTAATTCAGGTCGTAATACAAGCACTCAAGTTGCTTTAGAAGAACAGGAAGGCTTCCTAGTACAGGGAGACAGTTTCCGTTATTATGCTCACAACTTTTGGTTTAAAGAACAATCATTAGTTGTTGCTGGTACAACATATACAGGTTGGACATTTCAACAGTCACAAGAAATTGTTGACCCATTAAATGTACGAAATGTAGGTGTTGCAATATTCAAGGTATTTGTACCAACAGGTAGTGCTATTGAAGGAACTTTAGTAACATTATTTGGTAATTTATTTGTAGGTGAAAGTAGCCAAGAAGGTACTATTGATACTATTAATTTAACAGCATAGTAATACGATTATGATATTCAAATTTGCAGTAATGGAAGTAACAGAGGGAAGTGCGCATTTATTATGCAATCAAACCTTATCTGTATTAGACCCTAATACTACAACAGTAAGTATTAGTATAAATGGAAATCTTATTGTAACAAATACATCTGCAACTGCAAATACAATATATGCAGGAATTGTAGGTACTACAAATGTTACAATACTACGTACAATCTTTTCAGGTACTTCCATTATTCAAATTAATGCTATACTATTAATTAATGAATACATAGATGTAACGATAGCGGCAAGTTGTTCAGGTTATATTAGCTATAAAAATACAATACGTATATATGGTTATGATGTAAACAACTTTAGTCACAATCCTTTTGAGAACATTGTTTTAATAAAAAATACATTGATAGGTTCATACAGTAATATACTATATTTGTGTGACCCTAATACAAATACAAACTACTATTACAATTTAAATTCTTGTACAGGTATACAATCTTGGACTGAAAATAGTGTAGTATTAGGTACTAATCAAAACTACATTAGCAACACATTATTACCTGTATTTAATACAGTTATTACTTATAATAAAGATAATAATGGAAACAATATATTAAGTAGTATAGTAAACAGTTGTACTTCAACTTTTACACCTTTTAGTATTGTATTATATCCAGAGTACAATGCTTATGTAAATACAGGCAATTCTTTATTTGATAAAACGCAAGTACTTAATTATTTAGTTAACTATACAAATGTTACTAAGTTTTTAATTAATGGTACAACAAATATGCCTTATGCCTCTTTAACATTAGGTGTTGAGGTATATGATTACTTTTTACAAAAAGTAGATAGAACGTTTATAAAAGTAGTACCACAGATTACTGATAATTCAGTAACGTATTACTACAATTTAATTCAGTTAACAAAAGCAACTAGATACCGTATTAAATACTCTGTATATTTAAACCAATATGCAAACACATTTAAAACATTAGATTTAATATCTAATAGTTCTATAACTATTAGAAATCTAGGACTTAATAGTTTTAGAATATTAAATAATACAACTACATCTCAAGTAGTAAGTATTCAAGAATTTAATGGAACAACATTTGTTGAAACCCTAAATCAAACTTTAAACTATAACGACGTATTAAACTTTGTTACAGCTGATGGTTTTCATAAAGCCATTATTAATGGTGTTACATATCCTTTTGTAGCCTATGAAAATGCAGCAAATATAATAAGTAATGCAATAGAAGAGAATATAGAAAGTACACTAAAATTACAATGTAGCTGTGGTAAAAAGTCGTGTCAATGTGAGCCATTTTCAGCTTATTCAAGGTACTTTTTTTTAACTTCTATGTTAGAAGTTTCGCTTAAAAAGTTCTTTGCTTCTGACTTATCTTACAGTGATTTCAGACCTGATTTTGATGTTCAAATGATTCAATGGAACTCAATTATTTCATCTATACTAAACCTTAAAAAATGATAATTGATGACGTATTAGAAGCAAAAAATTACGATAATAATGTAAGTGCAAATTATGCATATACTACGTTATTTGAACAGTACAAATTTATGCTTAATAAACAAAAATATTCGGTAGATACTAAACAAGAGAAATTGTTATTAATAAAACAATGTTTATTAAAAGCCTATTGTGGTTTAATTGTACAAGATGTTAATAATAATAGAAGAGAATATAATACAGTTGATTTCAGTGTAAAATGGAAGTTTGATTTAATGCGTCATTATTATACAAATAGTCCTGTTCAATTTGATGAATGGTTTGGTAATACAACTTATAGAAATGATTTAGTATTACCGACAGATATACATGACCCAAGTTATAATAACACATTTAATCCAACAACACCTGTATACCCAATTCAACAAAGTATTAATCAAACAGCTATTGGAATTGCATTATTAAATTATTAAATGATATGAGAGCAGTATTTACATATTGGTCACAACCAATAACTAATAATCCAGCATTGGCTACTGATGGTTATACTACTTCATATTATGAACTAGTAAGTTTTAAACTTGCTGTAATGCAAGCAAAGCGACATTTTGGTACAACTGTATTTTATTCAGATACAGCAGGTATTGAGAGATTTGTTAATCAGGGTTTTATAGCGTTTGATGAAATACATAATGTTTATGATTCATTGTTATTACGTAATGGTAATGCTGTTCCAAATGGTTTACCATTAATAGCTAAACTAACAAGTATATTAACAGAAACATTGCCATTTATACATATTAATAGTGATGTATTTTTTATTAGAAATCAAACATATATTAATAACGAAGCCCTTGTGTTATATACACATGATTGTGTAGTACAAAATGTAGAAAGTATAACAACAGATTTTTATAGTAATGGTATTAGTTATATAAATAGTGTATTTACAGATACAGCATTATTACAATATTCGTTTCTCCCTGTAAGTGGAAGAACAGCGTATAATTGCAATATTATAGGTAGTATAAATCTTACATTTATACAACAGTTTGCAAATGATGCTTTGTCTTTATTATTAGGTTTAGATTATTACTATTTAACAATACCACAAATTAGTGTTATTAATATAATGATGGAACGTTATTATATAGCAGCAAAAGTATACAGTTATAATATATCAAATACCCCTATTACATTGTTTCCTTATGTAAACAATATTTATGATATTAATGAATTAAGAGGACTAGGATACGTAAATCCAACAGTAGATGCTAAAGCACTAGAATCAGTTTGTTTACAAATTGAGGGAACTTATAATAAATTAAAATAGAAATAATGCAAGTTAATTTAGCAACAGATTTATGGATAGCAATAGGTGGTGGAACAGGGATATTTATGGTAGCATTACTTAAAAATAACGAACTCGCAGAAAGCGTAGTTAAGTTTTTAGTAAGACGTATTAATAAGGTTGAGCTTGTAAGTTTTGATGATTTAAAAAATCATAATTATATTATAAAGTTAAAATCTTTAAAAGAATCTCATTATGGTTTACAAACTAAAAGAATTATAAATGTAGAAAAAGTAGAATTGTTTAGAAAGTTTATAGTAATGCTAGCTTGTGTAAATTTACAAAGTGTTAATAGGTATTTAGATAAAGACAAATTAAAATTAAATGACCAAGAGATTAAAGCATTTATATCAGAAGAATTATCTTGGTGTGAAGTAATGTATGATAAAGGATTAACTGATATTTTATTAACCTATAATGGTAATATGAAATTAGTATCAGTTATAGTAGATAAAATAGGAATTTGGAGACAACGAGAAACCTACATTGTTAATAGCAATATTATGGTAGTATTAAGTGGTAATAAAAAATCATTAATACCTTATAAATTTGATACTATATTGTCATTACAAAGTATGGGTATTGATTTACTTATTAATAATGGTGCAAATAGTTTTAATAATTTAAATGGCGAACTTACTAATTTTTTAACTAATAAATAAATAACTATGCTTTTTTCAGAAGTAGTTACAGCATCAGAACTTATAGATGCAAGTAGAATAGCATTAAGTTTAGATACTGCTAGTGATAGAAAATATGAACAAGCGTTTCATGTAGCATTGATTAATTACATTAATGCTAACGCAGGAGGAAGTGGTTCTTTTGTAGGACTTACAGGTGATATTGGAGCATCTAATAATGGTGTTACAACTATTGCTACTAATGTAGTTACTAATACTAAATTGGCGTTAATGCCTTCATTAACAGTAAAAGGTAATAATACAGAAGGGTCTGCTAATCCTTTAGATTTAACTATAACACAGTTAAATGTTATGCTACCTAGTGTAGTAGGTTCTACACCTACTGTAACAGGAACTAAAGGTTTAATACCAGCAGCAGGAGTTTCTGATATTAATAGAGTATTTAGAGGTGATGGAACTTATAGTTCTACAATACCAATTTGGTCTGCTAGTGTATCGTACAATCTTAATGATGTAGTATATGATGGTACAACAAGTAACAATAAAATTTATAGTTGTACTACGGCACATATATCTGGAAGTACAATTACACTTGGTAATTTTAAAGAATTAAGTGTAGGTACAACAGGAGGAGGTGGTGCAGCAATTACTACTGTATTTGGAAGAACTGGTGTTGTTGTTGCAACTACAAATGATTATACAGCAGCTAATATTGCAAATGTAGCAGCAGGTGGAATTACTACAACAGATGTACAATCTGCTTTAAATGGTTTAGATACTAATAAACAACCTTCATTAGTTAGTGGAACTAATATTAAAACAGTAAATGGTTCTTCTTTATTGGGAACAGGTAATATAGTAATTTCAGGTAGTGGTGGTGGTGGTTTATTAGATAAATATAATGCAGGTGCAGGTGTATTTGTATTAGCTGACAGTAACACTGTTACAGCTACTAAAACAGCAGGAGTATTTACAGTTACAATACCAGCAGGAGTTCATTGTACTAGCTTAAATGTTAACGCATTATCAGGAGATATTCAAAGTGGTGCTGATGCTAGTGGAGCTACTAATTGGATTAATATTATTGTTAATAGTAATAATGTAGGTGGCGCTACTGGTGTATATAAAATACCATCAGTAAGTGGAATTGTAATACCAGGTGGTACATTTTCTGCAATAAATCAAGCACCATACAATGTAACAAATCAAGGCTTTATAGGTTTAGGTACTAACACTATTACATTTAGAAAAACTAACATGGTAGTAGGTAACGATTATTTAATTGTATTAACTAGTGTATAATATGCAAAAACTAAATAAATATTCGCTATTTTTATTACTATTAATTAGCAATATTTGTATAGCGCAAAAGCAACTTGCTGACTACGTAGTAGGTAAAGGCAATTTAACACAAGTTGGAGCAACATCTACTACCTTAGATATTCGTATATCTTTTACAGATGAATCAGGTGTATTTGATGGCACTAATATAACTACTTCTTGTGTATTAATATTTTTTAATACTAATGATAACAAAGCCTATGAATTACCTATTACTGCAATAGTAACATCAAGTATTACTACTCCTGTTGTCAGAGTTAATATAACAGGTTTTAGTTCATTAAACAGTAGTGTAACAGGTCAAGGTATTATTTATAAAAAGAATAGTGCAAACTCTATTATACCATATGTATCAGGAATTACAACATCTTTACAGCAAATAATACAAAGAGCAACTGTATTAGATATTGAAAAAAGAATATCTAATGTATTTGATACTTCAAGAGTTTATCAATACGTGGGAAATGGTATTCCCCCCGCACTAACTCCTCCTGCAATTTCTCGTTATGCTGTTTCTTCTTCAGGGGATTTATACAATTGGGATTATACAGGTAGTTTATGGTTATACGTTGGTCAAATTTTAAATAAAAACGCACAGACAATAGTTGGAAATAAAACTTTTACTGATTCAGTTAATTTGGTTAAAACGTTAACAGCGAGCGGTGGGATAAATTCAAGCGGTGTA